ATTATATATATAAATCATTAATGCTCAGATAAAATAAGGTTAGTAAAACCCATCTATGCTCAGATAAAGAATTTCAATTAAATACAACAAATTTGTAAATTTTAGGTTTATCCTGTTGACAATTTCACAACTTGTGGTATAATGTATTATAGTTCTTAACAAAGGACTATTTTGATACATGTTGATCTTTCGATCTCCTGTGTATCCTATTCAGTGTATTAGAGAAAGACTTCCTTTCAATTCTTAGGAGGTCTTTTTCTTTTTACTTACTATTCAGGATATGATAAGCATCATCAGCATCCAAGTGAAGACCTGAAAGGATATCAGCTGTACCAAATTGCTTGTATTTACTATCCTGTGATGTATTGGCATAGAAACGTATTCCTACATCTTCTAGCTCTCCTGTGTTTATATTCATTCCCTCAATTTCTTTAAAATCCTCAAATTTTAAGTAAAAGACAAAACACATCATTGCTATTGTGAAAGAATAAGCACTTTTAGCCATCTCTCCACTTCCAAAATTAGTGTAAGTTCCTGAAAAGGCTATATCTTCACCTTCCTGATAGTAATAAATACGTGTGGAAGGTATTAGGTTATATTCTTCATCTAAACAGTAAAATTTAAGCATTTTATAGCCTATAGCATCTAAAATTTTAGGAGTATCACTTCCTGTCTTCCTTTCAGCATGACAAGAACCACAGAAAGCCCACTTTTTAGAAATATCTTCAATTTTATCGTCAAAATAATCATAAATTAAGGTTCTATAGTGATAACCTTTATGAAAATTAGGCTTACCTGTGTAGTAGTTTTCAAACCATGCTTTCACTTCTCCCCATACCTTCAAATGATCCTCTTTAAAGGCTATATTTTGGCTTGTAAGCTGTTTTTTAAGGCTAGGTGTATTATTCCCTTCCTCATACTCAAAACCGCTGTAGTAGCTCTCTAAAAGCACCTTAAACGTGATATTTTCATATCTATCATTCAAAGAACGGTTTCTAAATAAATGATGTGCTTTATCTTCAGCCTCACCTCTCTTATATTCTACTAACTGATCCTTAATATCAAGAATAGGACTAAAGTGGACAAGATTAGGGTAAATAACCTCTTTTCCATAGGCATTTAAGATTTCATCTGTGTATTTATCCTCAATGAATCGGCTTACTTCAATATAAGAATTTTTTAAAGCGTCTATAATACCTTCATCCTTAACTTTACCAACTAATCTAGTTTTAATTATAAAGTCACAAATAGGATCTATATAAGGCTTTCCTAGTGACTCTTTTAAGGCTCTTTTCTGTATCTCCTGTAATGGTTTAAAGTATTTATAACCTTTCAACTCCTCAGGATCTAGATTTTCCTGTAAGTATTTCAGCGTTTCTGAATAACTTCCCTTGATTTTAATTTCATTCATATAGACTTAACCCCCTAACTCCTATTAGGGCATTATCTAAATAGAATTTTCTTCCTGTGATTAGTACCCCCTTAGTGATCCCTTTTTTCTTTAATGCTTCTGCTGTGATCTTGCTTACAATGATATATTGATTATTTTCTATTAAGCTTTTAATCACAGGTAAGGGGTCTGTGATAGTATAATCAATAATATCAATAGGTACTCCCTCAAGTTCCTTGATTGTTTTGTAGCTTGTATATGCTCTTAAGGTAAGCTTACTTTTTGGGATAATCTTGTAAACGTTACCCTTATGATCACATATATTGATATTGTGACCTGTTAAGTTAATCATCTAATCCTCCTAGATAAAATTTTAAGCTTTCAGGAATAAGAAGAGGCTGGAAAGTACCTGAATTAATGTATTTCAGCCTTACCTCTTCGCCTAGCTTGTTCAAAATAAGATAATCATGATTATTTTCATAAGCTTTAATCAAAATAACCTTGTCTCCTTTCTCTAACCAATCCCAAGACTCCCCAAGGATATAAACCCCTAGGAAGTCAAGATAAGGAGCATGAAAGTAGTTATTTTGCCCTATGAATTGTATAACCTTATCTACTGTTTCCTGTATCATAGCTTGTGAGCCTCACTTGTGATATCTACAAAAGTCCATAGAACATATACAGCACAGTAGAAGAGTAAGAACAGACGGAAAGAGTAGTCTAATACTGGATGCAATGCAATGGAAAAGATTACAAATACATTTGAGTAGTAAATAAATAGTTTTTTAAAGTTTAGTTTGCGTTTTTTAGTATTTTTCATTTTAGTTTTCTCCTTAATAGTCAGTTTCACCAATTTTTTCAAAGTTTTCCTTATTTAACTGGAATAGCTTACAAGCTTCATTCAAAATTTCATCATCTGAATCCATTTCTTCCATATAGTAAAATTCTGTTGGGTGATCATTGTTCAATGGATCTTCATAGTATTCAATAATGTACTTTTCATACCAATTAGTAGGGTATTCAGGATTTAAGTTTTTAACAAAATAGAGTCTTTCTCCTGTTTCAAGATTTTCAAATATAGGGTAAGTCATTTTATTTCTCCTTGATTAGTTTTTCAATTAATTTTGCTGTTTCCCAACTATCAGACATACTATAAAATTTTCCTTTATGGTAAAATCCTTCATAAATATCCCAAAAGTGATGATTAAGCGTAAAGGCCAACTCTGAGAAAATTTGGTAAAAGCTCTCAGTTTTATCTAGTGTTATAACAGCTTCCTTAGTACCTCCCACAAGGTAAATACAAGCTTTCTTTTTATAAATAACTAATTTTAACATTTTAAATTTCTCCAATGATTTTAATTTATTGTATCTTTATCAGTGTAGTAAATATCACCTATTTTATAAAGGTCATAATCACTAGGGTGTACGTGTATTTTGTGTTCTTTTTGTGTTTGAGAATCCCACAAAATGAATTGTAAGTATTCCCCATCATCAGTCTTCCCTACAATCTCACAGTCTGAAGGATTAGGGTTTTTCACTATAGTTTCTTGTTTTTCTTTCTCTAATCTATCATAGACATTAGATAGATCATTCCCAGCCTTGAAAATGAACATTATAGAGAATGTACTGAAGAAAATTCCTATATAGAGTATATTCAGTAAAATCCTGTTAAATCTTTCCATTGTAAACCTTCCCAATTATAGATAACTTCCAAACATTTTCGGCTACTGTAATAACTAACTTGCTCTTTTTGGTTTCTGACCAAATAACAAGCTTATGATCTCCATTTTCAATATAAGCATCTAGAATTTGCTTGTCTTTAAGCGTGTAGTTTTGTACAAATTCCTGCTTTTCTTGCTCTTTTTGTGTAAAAGTGATTACTTTTGCAAGTGTGTAGATATTTAAACCTAACACACAAGCAAGTAAAATAGTAAATAATGCTTTTTTCATTGTTTTTCTCCTTAAATGATGAAGTCTGTAAGCTCTTTTTTACCTACAAATTGGACTTTTGTAACAAATTGATCTGTAGAAGGTTTGTAGCTAACATAGAAGTCATTTCTTCCACAATAGTTAAATAATTGAACAAGTGCATCACGGTCACTTTTACTTTGTCCATAGATATGGGCTACTAGTGGGAAAGTACTGAATTGTTCTAAAATAATGATGTTAGTTCCCCAATGATCCAACTCAAATACATCTGTATCTTTGTTGTAACGTGCTTGCCATTGGCTTTCTAGCTCTCCATAGCCATAACCTAACCACATGCGAGCATTTTTGTTTGCATAACCTTTGGATACTGCTTTTTCAATAATTGTTTGAAGTTGTTTAGACATTTTTATTTTCTCCTAGATTTTATAATTTAAATTAAATTGTAACCGTTGTTCCCAAGTTACCAAGGCGATTGTTTAGGCTAGTTTTCAAACCATCTTCTCAGGATACTCATAAAGCTGTTTTTATCCACAGATGAGCCTATTTTCTTACCCCAATGATCCAGGATATAGATATCTGCTTCCTGACCTTCTAGGGCTTTATATAGCTTATTATAAGCTTGAATGTTATTGTTAGTAGAAAGTAAAGTCTCTTTTTCAGTAAAGACTGTTACTCTCTCCTTAGAAATTGAAACATTTAAGAATGTAAGCTTTTTATACTCTCCCATTTTTAAGAGCCTCCTGAAATTCATCTGGGTTAAGCTCAACATAACCAAGGGCTTTCTTGTGTTCAAAAATACGCTTAACTTCTTTTTGTGTAGTATTTTCTAGTACAAAGTAGTTTGCCCAGCGTGGAGTAGCTACGGTTGAAGCCGTCCATCCTGTAAACATTGTATTGTTTTCAATATCCACAAGAAGGAAAAATCTTGATCCATAAGTGTTGTACTTACTGATGTAAAGTTCTGCGCTGTTGTAATTAAATTTATAGGTCATTTTACCTATCTCCTTAAGATTTTAATAGTGAGATAATTGAGCTTTGCTCAATTTTTGGCTTGTCTCACAAGTCCTATGCTCCTTATCCTAAGAAGGTAGTAACTTGACTTTTGATAGCTCCTAGGTTGTATCTCTCTCAACCTTATGTAACTATTATAACAGGTAATGAAATAAAAGTCAACCCTTTTTTAACAAAATTTTTAATTTATTTTAAAATTTTTTAGCTTTTTAGTAATTATATTTTTAATTTTATCTATTCATAATTAGAAAGTGAGTGAGCAAGAAAGAGGAAGAAAGAAAGAAGAAAAGAAAGAAAGATAATGCTTGTAAAGTAAACCCTTTTTTGATATAATATAGGTAGAGAATAATTAATAAAGGAGAATGATAATAATGGTAAAGATTATTGAAATAAGCAATAGCTTCAACCAATCTATCAGGATTGAAGGTAATCAACTCACCTATAAGGAGGGTAGAAAGAAGAGAACGTCTACTTTATACTCTTATATGGTAGATGAAGAAGACCTTATACTTATTACAGGAGGTAACAGCTATCATATTATTATTGATAGCGGAGCTATGTACAGTAAACATATCAAACAGGCTCTTAGAGGACTAGATGGGGATAAGGTAGTGATATTTAGTAAGTGGTCTATAGGCAAGAGGTTTAGAGATTAGGCAATCATTTAATGGTTGCTTTTTTGTATGGATGAATGAGAAGCGAAGCTATACAGTTAGCTGACAAGTCAGCTGGGTAAGGAATGGGTAAAATGGGTAGAAAATGAATATTTTATTCACTTTATTCATTTTTTGCATATTTTTCTAAAAGCTAGCAAGGAAAGGAAGAAAGGGGTTGAAAGGAGGTTGTTAAAAATGGAAAAATGTTAGGTCGATTAAAAAATGAGGAGGTGAGGAGGGGGGCTTGATTTACCCATTCACGACCATAAAATATCAGGTAAATTTAGGGTTTAAAGTTACCTTTCTCTTACTCTCCCAAGGCTTAAAGGCTTACCTATTGACCAATATAAAATAGTACTTAAAAATAGGGTTGAAACTAATCTAACCCCTTGAGGCTACTTGCATAATCACCACTGTTAAATTAAGGTTACTTTCATTACATTCCTCCATAACCAACCCTCTTTTATTATTGAAAAAAGGGGGTTGAAAATTACCCTCCTAAAAATACCAGCATAAATTTTTAAGGTTAAATTAGGGTTGATAAATAGTTAACCTAGATACTTAAAAAGGGTAACTTAAATGTTACCCTAGAAGATTAGAAAGAAGGAGTTCCTTCAGTTTCCTTTAAAAATTTACTATGACTAATCGCTATTGACCTCTCAGGATTAGCATGACCTTTCTCACCATAGAAAGGATTGGCTATATGCTTCTCAAGGCTAAGGATTAAGGAGTTAAAGATAAATCTTCTTGTGTCCATACCTGCTTTGCTACAGATTAATTCCATACGAGGCGTTACTGTATCAGACTTAATGCTAAAGCATGAATAATACTCAATAGGGGTGAGGTTGTAAAGGCTTAACCATTCATCCAAGGTCTGAAGCTTATCTTTCATGATAATCTTTCTTGTGATCATCTTTGTGAAGTTAGCGTTGAATCTAAACTTGGCTGTGAAGTCCTCTGTGGTAAAGTAGCGGTTAAGGTAGCGTGAATAGCGGTCTCTGTATCTATCCATCCTCTTTGTGCTTAAGGCTACAAACTTACCATAAGCTCTAGGGCTAATTACTTTCTTGAAGAAAAGCATCTCCTGTGAAGTTCTAGGCATAAACTTCTTGTGATCTAAGCTAAGGAAAAATCTAAAAGGGATAGGATTGTAATATTCATAATCCTCAATGCTTACCCTGTGGAAGTAGTTATACTTAGCACTATAGAGGAAGTTGGCTACTGCTTGTGCACCATTTTCTTTATACACAAGATCAACCAATTCCATGCCTTTGTAAGTCATGCTCATTAGGTTAAAGTAAAGCTTTCCTAGCTCACTGTGACTAAGCTCTTCTGTGCACAGGTGATAGTAGTCTCTAAGAGGACTTCTAGAGTATTCTATCTCTGTGATATCATCACCATAGTGCAATTTCACAAGGTCTTTAACATTCTGCTTTAGGCTTCCATTGGCTACTCTCTTTCCTTCCAAGTCCACAGAAGCTTGAAAGTATTCCTCTGAGATGATATTGTTTCCTGGATGTCTATCTTTACTGAAGTAGAGGTTAAAAATTTTACTATACATTTATATACTCCTTTGGCTAGTAAAAATAATTTTAGCACTTTAGTGGATTATAGTCAATAGGTAAAATAATAAAGTTTTCCTAAAATATCTATCTGAGCATAAATGATTTATATATATAATTTATTACTTAACTACTTAGTTACTAAGTTACTAGGTTACTAAGTTAGTAGTTAAGTAGTTACTAAGATATTAATCTAAGCATTAATGATTTATATATATAATATAACTTACTAACTATACTACTTAGTTACTTAGTAGTTAAGTACTTAAGTATTAATCATTAAGTATTAAGGTTAAGTAAGTTAATTATATATGTGAATCATTTATGTACAGATAAAACACAAAAGGGTTGTTGACAGATTTTCACTCTTGTGCTAAGATTATTAGCATGAAAATTCTAAGTTTAGATCTAAGCACAAAAAGTTCAGGATATGCAGTTTTTGAAGATGAAAAATTAATTGACTACGGAGTGATTAAAAGCACAGACAAAGAACTCCTTGTGAGAGGTAACTACATGGCAGAGTTTGTGAGATTACTCTGTGAGAAATATGGCAAGTTTGATCTTGTGGGAATTGAAGAGCTAAAAATTTTAAGTAATCAGGCAACTCTTGTGAAATTAGCACAGGTGCAAGGAATGGTTTTAAGAGAGCTTAAGGATCAAGAAGTTAAGTTTGTATTCCCAACTGTGTGGAGAAAAGAATTTAAGCTAAACGGTAAAAGAGCTGATGCAAAAGCTAAGGCTATCGAGCTTTGTGGAGAGCTAGGTTATGAGGTTGAATGTGATGATGATGCAGAAGCAATACTTTTAGGAATTTATTTCCAAAAAGGGGTTGACAAGGAAACCCTAATCTGATATACTAATTATCAGGCACACCTATTCCTTTCTGTGTGCTAGGAGAAATTGCTCGTTTAGAGCGGTGTTTGTTTCACGGTGAATGGTGAGAGGTTTTTGTTGGTATTTTTCCCTCTCACCTCCCTCTGCCCTTGTAGCCAAGAGGTTAAGGCATGGCTCTGCAAAAGCTTGATCGTAGGTTCAAATCCTATCAGGGGCTTGTCATGATTGGTATTCATGTCTCCTATGGGGTATCTACCCCTATTTAGCACAGCGTAACCACACAGGTCTTCTAAACCTGTCTCATAAAACTGTGGGAAGGACGAGTCGAGGTTCAATTCCTCCGCTGTGTATGAGGTTTATAAATATGGATTTTAAACTTGATAAGGGTGTTGGTTATATGTATTGCTATAACCCATCACACCCTCTTGCTAATAAAGCAGGGAAGGTATACGAGCATAGATATGTTATGTCTTTGCATCTAGGCAGATGGCTAAAGCGTGATGAAGTTGTTCACCACAAGGACGAAGACAAAACTAACAATAGCTTGGATAACTTAGAACTCACCAATGCTTCAGAGCATGCAAAAATACATGCAAAGGAGAGAGGTTGTGTACACTATGAGCGTTTGTGTGACTTTTGTGGTAAGTCTTTTGATACTACAAAGACTAGTACAAAAAGATTCTGTTCACACTACTGTTCCACAAAGAGCACAAGGAAATTTGAAGTTTCTAAAGAGGCTCTAGGTAAGCTCTTGTGGGAATACCCAACCACACAATTATCTAAAATGTTTGGTGTTAGTGATAAGGCTATCGAAAAGAGAGCTAAGAAGCTTGGTCTAAGTAAACCTCCTAGAGGTTATTGGAGTAAGCTAAATGCAAGTAAGCCTTCAATGGTTTAGTCCTATACTGACTAATCAATAATCAGAGAGGAGCTAGTATGGCTAGAACTGGTAAACTTTACTCTGAAACAATGCGAGAACTCAGTCTCTTGGATGAGGACTCACTAAAGCTTTATCAAATGCGTTGGGGGCTAGTAGACGTAGATGAAGTTCTTGTGAGTAAAATAGGCTTTGAAGTCTATAACTCAATTCCTCCTGCAACTCCTGTGGCTAAAAATGCTATGCTTCAAATTATGGCTAGTTTTGAAGATAACTATGAGCGTAAGGAGTGGGCTGACCGTATTGAGGGTAAAGCAACTCAAACTACTGTCAATGTCAACCACGATACCAAAGATGGTGTTGAGGAGCTTAAGAATTATACTAAAGCTAAGCTTGATGAGTTGTTTGGAGGTATGAATGACTAAGAAGAACCCTAGAAATAAGGTTTTTGATAGCTATTATCTTGATCTTTTGGTTTTATTAGAGACATTTGCATCCTCAGTGATCTATGATGGTGATTATTTGACTGCTGAAGATGCTGTCATTGACTACCTTGTGGATATGTACTCTTCGACATTCCTTGGTGAGATTGATTACATCTTGGATGCCCTAGGGTACAATATCTATCCACAGGATCTAATAAACCTGAGAAATGGTGTTGATACTTCTTCTTTTGTGAGAAGTAATCGTGGAAGACTGAGAGAGATTCTTGATGGTCATGTAAAAGACCTTAAGAAGCTTGTGAATGAGAAAAAGGACACTCAGAGCAAGGAAGATATATTTCAGTCCTATTGGTCTAACATTGACCGTCTTGCTTTAAGTGAGACACAGATGGGTATTGAGAAAGCTTCTGTGCAAAGTGCTAAGCTCTTTGGAGACATCACAGGTGAACAGCTCATGAAAACATGGAACGCTGTAGGTGATAAGCGAACATGCCCTATCTGTAAGGCTATGGATGGTTTGACCATTCCTGTGGATGAAAGCTTCCAGGCTGTAGCTCCTTCAGTTCAGATCTCAGAAAGTCTTGATTACACAGGAGGAGATACTGTTTATGCACATCCAAGATGCAGATGTTGGGTTACTTACTCAAAAGCGTAAGGTTTTATCCAACAAGGAGAAGCTATCAATCCTTTTGGATCAAGTAACTCCACAGGATCAACTGAAAGATGCTGTGAAGGGAAAGATACCAAAGCACTTCAAGCGAAATACCATTCGTGAGAGGTTTGGTTTTGAAAAAGAATTAGAATATTACAAGCTTGGGTTCACCACAGCATTATCTGAGTTTAACTTAGAGCTATGGTGGTCTCAAGCTGTGCAATTTGGAGCGTTCCTTAGTGGAGACTTCAAAACAGGATACTGTGTGGCTACTCCTCGGTATGGTAAGTCATTCCTCTGTGGCATTATGTCAAACCATTTTGCCTATGAAGGTGAGAACTGCTATGCTGTAGGATCAACACAGGAGTATTCAGGAATTATCATCCAGCATGCTAGGGAAATCCTAGTGAACGCTCACCCTGATGTGAAGGCTATGTTATCCTTTGATGAAAAGGATGTCACCTCAGTGGATAAGCGACTGAAGCGTGGTTTATCATCATTCTCTAGTGAAGGGTTCACATTCAGGAATGGTGGTAAGTTAGAGGGTCTATCCGCAGGTAGTAACTACACTGACCCATCTAAAATCCACGTTATTGGTCGTGGAGGAAACATGTTTGGGGATGAAGCTTCTGACATCTCACCTATTGCCCTTGGTCACATGGGTCGTAGAGAATTTGAGTCAGATGATGGTCGTAAGTTGATTATGTACCTAATCTCCAACCCTCGGTCATTGAATAGCTTTTATGACTTCATGGTCAATGAGGATCTTGCTGATGATGAATTTGTTATGTGGCTGGATGTGGTTACAGCAATTGAGGAGGGAAGCATCAGGTACACCAAGGATGAGTTGATGAGATCTCAGTTCACAATCACAGAGGATTCCATTCGAGAAAACCTTCTGTGTGAGTTCCCTACTGAGAGATCTTCATTCTTTGATGCCTCACCTGATATTCTTGATGATTTTAACATGAAAGCAGAGGGCTTGGAGTTCTTCCTTGGAGTGGATAGTGCCTATAAAGGTGCTGACTCTATTCAGGTTACTATCTCCTCTGTGGACAAGTCTAATCACTTCACAGCTATTGATACAATGGACATTAAGCCTAAAGAGTGGATTGATGGTGTCACAGCTATTGAAATTGTCAATAAGATTGTGACCATTGCCAATCAACTCAATGTGAAAGCTATCGGCATAGATGCTGGTGGTGGAGCACACATTGTACAGCCTCTCAAGATGAGAAGGTTGTCAGGACAGCTTAAATGCCCTGTGTATGACATCAACTTTGGTGGTAAACCTACTGAGATTAAGATCATTGGTAAAGATCCTAGTGCTGAATATGCTTTCAACAGAAGGGCTGAAATGCACCTAATGTTGAGAGGTATGATGGAAGCACAGAGGGTTTCATTTGTGAGAAAAGTGTGGGATGCTATTTCAAGGCAGATGTCATTTGTGTCTGAGGTTCAAAGACCTGAGGACAGAAAAGTTAAGATCAGACCTAAGGCAGAGATCAAGAAGCTACTCAGACAGTCTCCTGACGAACTGGATAGTGTATTGCTTTCTCTCCATGTGGCTGAGCTTTATTACTTAGGAGGGTCATAATGACTTGTGGAAAGTGTAAGAAAGATGACTGTGGTGGTCAATGTGCAATGGATAGGCACTTCCTTGCTGACTACAAGGACAGATTGATCTATTCAAGTACAGGATTCAGAGGAACATCTATCAATGAAAATCTAGAAGAGATTGAGCAACTAGCTCTTGACCTACCTGATGTTGATTACATCCTAGACAACATTGTCAATTACATGTTCACTAACTCACTTACTACTGATGACTTCAGTAAGGATGAGGAGTTGAGAAAATTCCTTTATGGTCATAACTTCAATGGACAAAGAAACTATGATGTACTGAAGCAAGTAGCTAAAGGGTATAGAAAATATGGATACTATGGTATATTAGCCACAAAAGATGGTCTTGTAGGTATTCATCCTAAGGACATTCTTGCTTGTGTGATTGACTACCCTAAAATCCCTGTGTTAAGACAAAACTTGACTTATCTTATCAAGAAGGGTGATTACTACAGAACACCTTATGTACAGAAAACAGGAAACCCTAGAGTAGCAAGTGATTACTCAGAGGATGATATTAAGGAAATCCTTAAAGACCCTGAGAAGTACAAGAATGATGTAATGGTTGTAACTAGTGATGAGTTCGCTTGTGTAAGACTAGATACATCACAGGTATTCTGTATGAGTCCTTTGCTTAAGGATAGAAAGCGTGTAGAGCTTATTCTTAACATCCTTAACCGTATGAACTACGATATTTCAAGAAATGGTATCGGTACTATTGCTTTGCAAGCTAAAGATACCTTGGAAGAACAGATTGAGGAGAGCGTAGAGCAAGGATCTGCTTTCTCTAGTGGAGAGCTACTTGACATGGGTAGAACTGCTAAAGCAGAACGTACTCAGAAGATTGTTGAGGACATGAATGCCTTTGCTGAGAAACTTTCTGAGACTGAGTTCAATGATGCTATTGTGTATTCAGGCAACTTCCAAAACCTAGAACAGCTAGAGCGTGATACTAAAGCAACTGACTTCCTGGACTACTTATCACAGTATGTTCCAGCTATTATCTGTCAGATGTTTGGAGTACCTGCTAGACTGTTTGACTTGAATAAAACAGTATCAAATATTGGTACTTACAGCATCATTGATAATGCTATGAAGAACACAATCATTCCAATGCGAGATCACTTCCTTGGACAGATTGTACACTTGCTTCAACATACTACAGGACTGAAAGAGCATATTAAGTTTGATAGTTATGAGTTTACTAATAGCTATAACTACAACAATGACCTTTACATCCTTGATGTTTATGAACGCTTGAAGAATGTTGACCAGCGAATGGCTGATGCTTATTTAGCTAAAAACTTAATTGTGTAGGAGTATATAATGTCAGACAAAATTTTGACGATTGATGAACTTGCTAAGATGCAGGAGAAAGTTATTGATGCAACTAAATCAGATGCGCCAGTGGCTATTGAAACACCAACAACCAGCATTGTGAATGGTGATCCTACTAAGGTTCAATCTATTGACCCTAAGAACTACACAGTGGAGCTATGGCTTCCTGTGACAAGTGAAACACCTGCAACTGCTGAGCGTGTTATGGGAGGTTCTGCTTATAAACAACTTATCAATGCAGACCAGAAGTTCATTACTGCTAGAATTGCACGTAGAGTTCGTAACTATGCTTCTACAATCACACTAGCTTTCACTAAGTTCAATGAAGATGGAGACTCAGAGATCTACACTGTGGATGATCTGCTTAAAGTCTATGAAGTCTTTGATGATGATGTGATTGATGCTTGTGAGAAACTAGTAGGTACTGTTCTTGGTATTCCTGACCATTTGATGCAATATATCACTGATACATCATTGATTGAGACTTGCACAAAGATTATTGAGAACAATCCATCATTTTTTCAAGCTGGTTAGTTACCTAGTAAGGTACAACTGGGCTTGGGTTAATGGAAAGATAAAAGAGAAGGATGACTACCGTGGACTAGCCTATGAGGACATGGTAGCTATTAACCTTGATGACATAGAGGAAAAAGTTCTTGCTGTGGTTAAAGAGTACAGGATGGACTACCACTATGTAGCAGATCAGATGTACTACCCTGACGTGACTGTGTATTATGCTAAGCTAGTCAATAATAATGCCTTTAAGAGCTATAATGACTATCTTAACCTAGATGAAGAAGCAAAAGGTAAGTATGTTACTGATTGGGGAGTTCCTGAACCTTATGAGTATGAACTCCTAACACCTGAAAAGCAACAGAAGGCTATTGAAGCTAAAGATAAACCTAGTACAAACTCCTTGAAGGATATGTACAGGCATGGAGGAAGATTAAATGACTGAAGTACTTGGTGATGTACTTGGATTCTTAGATACTAAGCGTAAAGAAATTATGCCTGAGTATGTACGCAATGGAAAACCTGTGTACACACTGCGTAAATATGCAGACTTGACTGACCTTGATGCTGAGGTTCTTATCAATGGTGGTACAGAAAACGTAGCACAAAAGATCCCTACTATTGGGGTATCAGGTAATATGCTTCGTACTCCACGTACATCATACGCTGTGAATGTTGAAATTGCCTTTGACAACCGTGTGAAAGTGGTTGACCAAGATTTAGGTGATGGTAAGTCTGAAAAGGTATATACCTTTGTGGTTGACCAACGTGCCCTTATGGAGCAATCTACAGGACACATCTATGCAAACTACATTGTAGGGTTTGTAATTGGTAAAGGTAAAGGTGGTAAGCCTGAAGTCCGTGGAACTGTCCATATCAAGGAAGATGAGTTTATCAATGACTTTGATGCTACATTTGACCCATTTGAGATGGAAGCTATCATGGATTTGATTAACCATTACAAGCTAGAGCATGGTACAGCTAAGGTTATTGATACCATCAAGTTTTAATTTAGTTGTGGTAGGGTTGACTCCCTACCTCTTTTTGTTATAATGTGAATATAATTATGCAAGGAAGGAGCACGTTTAATGGCTACTATTAAAGTTCCTAAAATGAACCTCAAGATTGAAGTTGCAGGGGAAACTAAAACTTTCAAGTCACCTCTTGCTGAAACAATCTTAGCTCAAGTAAGACGAGTAGTTGTAGGGCATGAACAGATTCAATATTATGATGTTGATGAAAACAAGTTCAAGTCATTCACTTATTGCTGTGGTGATAAGTATGAATTTAATTACGAACTTGAAGAAGTTCCACTTAAAGACACTGAATTTGACTGTTATGGCTTCCCTATCACTTATGCAGGAGATAAATAATGACAGAAGTAAAAAACGTAGGACAGACCTATCAAGAGTTTATGCGTGAAGTACGTGCTAAACAATTTGGTAGAGAGTCTGAGGTTATTTCTTCTATCACTGAAGGCACAACTGTTAAAGCTGTGGAGGCTGAGAAGCCTAATAAACAAACAAAGAAGAAGGTAGATAAGTAGTGAGTAAATTTAGAGTATCAAGATTTCTGAAGCGTGACCTAGTTGCTAGAGTAAGTTTCTTGAATGATAAAGGTATTATCCAAAACTCACGAAAGTTCTTTGAATTTTATCCTGGTGACAACCAAGAGAGCGAAGGTTGGTATGAAACTACTGATGAAGTTCTCTTGGCTAGTCTAAAGGAGCAAACAGAACAGCTACCTTATTCACCTGAGACTGAGGCAGGACTCAAACAAGACAATGTTGAGTATGAGTACGCCTACTGTGCCTCATGTGGTGGTAAGAAAGTAAGAAAACTTAAATATAATTTGTTTGAGGTTATTGAATAATGCACATCAAGACACAGATTGCAGGAAAGATCATGAATGAGATCAATGACTACCTTGAAAGAAAAGATAGCCTTGATAACATCTTGAACTTATCCCAAGAAAGCACTGAAAAAGAGTGCCTATCTGTGAATAAGGTTGAAAACAGTGAAGGTTACATGACCTTGTTATCTGAAGGTTCTGTGCTCTATCAGGATGGTACTATTAGACTTTACTTGTGTAAGGGTACACTCAAGAACTGGTATGATAGCATTGATGAAACTTTTGAAGGTTATGTATCAACTGGTCACAGAGATCTCAATAGTTATCCTGTTAGAGAAGGTTATTTCAGAAAGAGTGACCTTAAATTGGTTCAGGATGACAATGGTAGATATGATCTACTGGTTAAACCTCATGTCAATACACAACTAAGCAATGTTAAGGATATTATTCTTCAAGATGAGCCTTTTGCAATCTCATCTGAGTTCCTATGGTATCACAAAGATATTGGGGATGATGATATTGAAGAATATGCAAAACTCATTGCTTATAATGTGGAACATGGCGGTGATATTGATGTACCTATCACAGATAAGGTAGAGATTACTGGTTTCTCTTTTGTTGGGAATCCTGGTAATGCTAAGAGTGGTGGATATGATCCATCCTTACTAGTAAGAAATGAGGAAGAACACTTGAAGAATAAAGAAATTCTTGAAAAAGTACTTGCTCACCTTTCTGCTCAAGTAGAACCTGAGGAAGTTAAAGAGGATGAAGTCCTTGAAGAAGCTCCTGTGGTTGAAGAAGAGCCTAAAGCTGAAGAAGCTGAAGAAAAGGTTGAGGAAGCTACTGAAGAGCCTAAAGAAGAAGAGACTAAATCAGAAGAGTCTCAAGCATTGGCACAAGCTATTGAAGCTATTGAGGCATTGACTGCTGAAAATGAAGCTCTTAAAGCTGAAATTGCTACTAAAGATGCTATTATTGCAGAAAAAGAAGCTAATGAAGATGCTGTAGAAGGACAACTTTCTAAACTTGCTGTGTTGCTTGAAAAAGCAAACCCTGTGGTTGAGAAAGCTTCTAAAGTAGTTGAAGAAGAACAACCTAAGAACCGTTTTGGACGTGTTCGTTTTGGAGGACAATAAATTGACTAAAGTAAATTTTGATATTTTGCTTGGTGAAGCTATTGATAACTTGTATGAGCGTACTAAAGCTCAACTAGCTAACAAAGAAAACTTCACTAATGAAGATGGTAAGATTCCTTTCGGTATCTCACGTGACTGGTCTAAAGCTCAACCTTCACTTCGTGAAGTTGGTATGGATGATGAGTTGGTAAACGATATCCTTAAACGTTTTGAACAATCATCTTTTGGAGCTTTACGCCAAGCTAAAAATGGTGACTGGATCATGGAAGGTATCACTTGGGGAACTAAAGCTCCTGATTTTGCTAATGATACTTCAGATGCCTGCTGTTTCACTGAGAAATTCACTATGCAAGCAACTGGTGATGCTACTCCTGTACGTTACCTCTGTTTCAAAGACTGTGAAACTCGTCTTGACCGCTTGATGAAAGACAAAATGCACTTCAAACAAGGAGATCTTATTAATATCTTCCAACGTTTGGGTATGTCTTATGAAGAAGCTGAACAATTCATGGCTTGGTACACATTTGCCTTTATCGTTCAACGTCATATCGTTCAAGGTATGTTGAACTTCCAAGGTCAAGGTCTTCGTCCATTCGCAGGTGTGGCTGAAATGATGTCTCACCCAGGGGTTACTCCTATTGATGCTTCAGGATCTATCATTGGTGCTTTCCGTCAAGTAGCTTGCTACCTAGATGTATTGAACAACCAATCTGCACGTTACAAGATCTATGTTCACCCACTTACACTTCGTGGAATCAAATCTGAAATCGTTCCAGGTAAAGATGGTAAACTTCCTCAAGGATGGTCTGTAAACGGTGAGTCTATCTCATTCCGTGGTATTCCATTCGGTGTATCTTACCACTTGCCTTATGACCTTGAAAAGACCATGACTGGTGAAGCTTATGTGATTGACTTGTCTAGAGTTGAAGCATTGACTCAATATGACTTATTCGTACCACAATCTTCTATCTACACTCAACGTACAGAAGATACTTCTAAACCAGGATGTGAAGTGATCTGTGACAAGTACGAAAACTTTGGTTTGGTACATACTAACTCACCTATCTCTCACTTGTTGATTGCCAACATTCCATTGGATCAAACTTGTCCTGCTGTTGTATTCGAGCGTATCCAAGGTCTTCTTACAGGTCTCAATCCATTCCCTATGGCTACTATCCCTGCAAAATAAGGAGTTAAGATATGCAACCTGAATTGGAGTTAATGAAGATTACACAGAAGCTTCAAGATAGGTGTGGCTGTTTTGACTGTGATGATGGAGCAACTATGCAACGGTACATGGAGAGCTTTCTCCGTGTCCTTGCTAGGCTGTTCTGTTGGACTGATGGTGAATGTGATACTATCTTAAGAGCTAGAAGACATGAAGTGATTGAAGTCAAAGACTTTGACATCTGTGGCTGTGATGCAATGGTTGAGATCAAGCCTTACTACTTTAAAGGTTTTGATCCTTCAACGCTTAAGGTATATATGCACAAGAGAAAAGGTCTAGAGCGCGAGGAGTATGAAATTACTCCTGATAAGTACAACTGGTCTTTTGTTGATGGAACTATTCTAATCAACGTTACTGAAGAGTTGAGTCCATGTTGTAGATGCTGTGATCCTTGCTCATGTGAGACTGAGTACAAGATTATTCTTGATTATGAAGCTGGTTATACTTCTGCCAGTCTACCTGACTGTATCTTTGAAGCAATGTGTCACTTCATGAACATCTTTGTAGCCTACCAAAACAAATGTGGTACACTTGATGAGTGTGCTAACATGGATAGACTTGCTGTAGGAGCTGTCCTAGAGCAAAAATCAGTAGACTACATTGTCCGTAAATGGACTGTGGATAAGACAAGCCTAGATACAATCTATGTTAAGCTTATCAACACATGGGCACTTAAGACACTTAGTTCACTATCCCTGTGTAAGAAAGTTTACACAGAAAATATGTACTTAGCTATTGGGAGAAGAAAAGAATGCAAGTAAAATACAATGGAGAGTATGCTAGAGAGTCACGCTCTTATGGCTGTTCCAAGTGTGGTACTGGTCGCTCAATTAGTGGAGTAGAAACTTATAGAACTGTGTATAGAACTTACTACAGTGGAAGGCTTTATATCTTTGAACAAGGTAAAACCTATCCTGTGGATGACATCTTAGGTAAGTATCTAACTAACTTAAGATACACAGATAAGGAAGGTGTAATCAGAAATACTTTCTCTGAAGTACCTGATAACACAGAGGCTACCTATGTAAGAAATGTAGAAGAGACTGAGTTTCATATCCCTGAAGAACCAAAACCTACAGAAGAAGCTCCAAAGCCTCCTGTAACAGAGGAAGCTCCTAAGCCTTCAGAAGAACCTACACCAACTGAACCTCCTAAACCAACTGAGGAACAACCTACAGAACCAGGAGAAGGTGAGGGTTATCCTCCTTCAGATCATCTTGATTAGGAGGTCGTAGATGCCACTACCTAGAACTAATAGAGAGATCCTTGTGTTAAGACAAGGCACAGCAACACCTACTTATGATGAGAACTCTAGGCAGGTCATGAAGTGCTTGTGGGAAGAGGTTGAGCATTTATATTGTGTAGACCACATGCCTACATCTAGGGGTTCTGAGAGTGATGCGACTACAACCCACACTCTTGAAGGATCTAGACAACTAGAGACTTTCTACTTTTCACTACACAACCAACACCATTCCTGTGATTTTGATATTAAGCATGGGTACTACATCCTGCAAAGAATATCTACCAAGTGTAACTATTGGGAATGTCCTGAGGATGCTGGTTATATGTTTTGGAAGGTAGTAGCATGTCGCACTTATGAGATTATGCCTGGGTGCTGGGATATAAAGATGACAGGTGAAAGACTGTCTCCACGTGAGAGTGAACAGAAAGTACTTGAGTGTGCCCCTTATATCAAACAGTTACAGGGGGTGATTACTCGTGACCACGACTGATATTCATGACTGGAAAGGTACTGAGTTTGTGGAAGAGTTTACCGACTTTGTTCTTACTGGTACTTTGGAAGCTAAGGCTATTGCTTCTAGACAAACAGGTAGAATGGTAAACTCAGTTAAGATAAGAAAAGTCAGTGATGGCTTTGAAGTGTATAGTGATCGTAATGACTTCCCTCCTACTAAGCGAGGTAAAGTTAGATACTATACTAAAGTTTATGTTGAGAGAGGCTATCCTAATTATCCTCCATTTGACTTCCTTATGGAAGGTTTCCTAAATGTAGGAGAGGGAGAACTTGTGAAAGGTGGAGTAGGTCAGTACTCTGCTAAGCACCCTTCAGGTAGACGGGGATCAGGTACAGCAATTCTAACTCAGAGCGATAAGTCTGCTGTGACTGCATATAGAGAAAGAGCTGAAAGTAGATTGGCTGTTAAGATTCCTAAGAGGCTACAGAAATGAATAGTGCAATATACATAAACATTAAGAAATGGCTTCAGATGTATGGAGCTGGTGTTCTAGATTACTTCATTCAACCTGACCATCCTGAAGAGCTAGATCCTAGAAAACGTTATGATAACTTTGATGTGCAATTTAACCAACACGTAGGAACTACTGAGCACTTCCAACTTAACCAAGGAGCTGAGTTTCCATTCTTGGCAATAGATGTTTCTTGTGATAATTCTTCTAAGTGCTTTCCTAGATTCTATGTTACATTCTCTGTATATTACTCATCTGTGTCTCCCCCTACTGGTAGGGTATGTATTGAGAACACTCCTGAGGGTAAACTTGAGTATAGAGAAGAAGTGCACTGTCAAATAAAAAATATGTTGGTTCATCAAGTTAAAACCCCTAAAGGTATACAGAGAAAGACATTCGCTCAGGATGTAGCTTCATTGGATAATTGGTACTTACCTATCAATGCTAAAGTGCTTGATGTGGGATGTCCATTAGACTTCTCTAATGAGCTTGTAGATGAGGTTGAAATGTTCTCATTCCCTGCTACCTTATCAATATATACATGTTAAGAAGGAGAGAGAACATGGCTGTGGAAAAACCACTAAATGTAGATGAGTTCTTCATGTCTCGTAATGAGATTGCAAACCGTCACGGTAGCCGTCTTGAGCTTCAAGCAATGGCACGTGTCCGTGAACACATGGTTGAAGAAGCTAATAAACCAAAACCTTCAGTGCAAGCTGATAACAAGAAAAAGGAGAAATAAATGTCTAACTGTTTTGTAGATATGTCTCATCCTATGTACGGTTACAATACCCAAGATAAAGACAATAAAATTATTGTCGCTATCAATGAGGAAATCCGTCCTTGTGTTCGCTGGAAAGCTAACAAACAAGTACAAATTCCTACTGGTACTTTAGTACAATACGTACGTAAGGATGTGCCTGAAGATCAACTAAACTGTACACCTTTGAAATGCTTCAACACAGGTACACTTTATGTGAAAGCTGTAGATAAAGCTATCAAGGTAAACTACCAAGTACGTTCAGATGCTGATGACTATGCACTTGGTTTCAACATGGTATATGTAAACGTTCCTAAAGCTGGTACTTACCAACTTAAAGTAGCTGTAGCAGACTTTACAGATCTTGCTCAAGCTAACTCATACGTGTACACATACAACTTTGAAACTCATGCACCTGGATTCGTACTCCGTACTATTGACCTTGCTGATACAAAAGCAATGACTCAAACAGGTACAGGATGGAAACCTTCTGACCACGGTGTAGTAATCTCTTATGAAGTTACTTACACAGGTACAGATGACTTTGATGGTCAAATTGGTCTTTCATCTCCAATGATCGTTAATGATCGTGCTGAGTTGCGTAAATTCTCTAATGTGTTGCTTTCATGTTTGACTTCATTCACACACAACATTTCAGTACCTACTACAGATGCTAGATGTTTTGGACGTCAATATGACAAATCACAAATTGAGATCACTAAAGAAATCACAGCTACTACAACTTCTTGTAATGACTACTGGTTGAACCCACTTCAATCTATGTCTAAGAAACTTACAAGTGGTATCCCTGTGACAGACAGCTTCACAGTAGAACGACTTGAAGTAGATGGTAAAGAATATGGATCACTTGTTATCCCTGACCTTTACTATGAAGATTGTAATACAATCATTATCTCTTCTGACCGCTGTGACTGTACTTACCTTTCATCAATGCCAATCTCTGCTGGTGTAGGTCTTGAGGATGATGAGTTTATCGCTCTTACTCAAACACATCATGGATTGGGTCGTGGTACAGTTCTTGTGAACCCAATGTACATTGGTGAAAAACTTCTTGTGACTTACAATGCTGAGCGTGATGTTGAGCTTATCGTAGCTAATGACAAACGCTTGAGAAACACTCACTTCCGTGTTACTCAAATGGTTGAAAACACAAGAGGAATCAGAGAATACTATGTATTCAACAATGTCCTTATCACAGAAAACTCAAGAGAGTTCGGTACAGATGGAGAAATCACTTTGTCATTGACATTCACTGTAAGTCGTGATGAAAATGGTAACTTCTATGAAATCCGTAGAAACATTGAGGATGTAGCTTAAGTAGGAGAGTTTTAATGTCAGTACGTACTATAAGTGTTACAATTAATGGTCTTAACGATATTGGGGCTAAGACAAAATTATTGAATAACATGAAAGCGACTGTGCTTGATATTGAACGTATGATTAAGAAGATGGGCAGGTCTAATAACCTGCCCTCTATTAATTTAAAGCTCAATATTGATACTTCTGATATCCAAAGACAGATCAATAATGTAAACGCTCTTGTGAGCAAGGCATCAGGATCTAGTGTTGGTGGAAGTAGCAAGGTAAAAAGTCAAGCAGTAGAGGTCACTAACTTAGCTGAGTCTTGGAAAAACGTAGGATCTGCTATGTCTATAGCTGATAGAGCACTTACTAGTCTGACATCAAACATGATTAAGCTAGGAGCTATCAATCCTGCTAAAACTATGCTCAGTGGTCTCAGATCAGTCTCATCTGAGCTTTTAAATGTACAGAAGTCATTTACATCATTAGTTAATGGAAAGCTCACTAGTGGCTTTCAGGGCATCATTTCATCCGCTGTGACTACCTTGAGACAAGGTGTTGCTGGAATGGTGTCTGAGTCACAAAAAGTAGGGGATGCTATGCAGATCTATAGGGTCAACATGTCATCTCTAGGCTTTAATGAGAAGGATGTAAACAAGTCTCTCAAGAGACTAGGAGATTATGGTAAAGCTTCTGTGTATGATGCTTCTGACTTGCTCAACCAAGCATCAACTTACTATGCTTATAACCGTAAAGACTCTGAGGATATTGTAAAAGCCTTTGCTGGGCTTATTGCACAAACTCAAAACCCTGTACAGGGTCTTAAGACAGCAGGAGAGCAAACAGCTCAAATGCTTGCTAATGGTTATCTTAACCAACAAGACTTCAAGTTCACTAGAGAAAGATTCTCTGCTCTTGGTGCATCTGAAGTTAATAAACGACTCTTAGAACTTGCTCAGGCTAAGGGTTATAAGTCTATTATTGAAGCTACTCAGAAGAAGGGTATCACAGCTGATGAATACCTAGATGTCATTAAGGAAGTAGGTAACAGTTCTAAGTTCCAAAGCCTTGTGACTTCTATCCTTACTCCTAAGCAAGCTATTGAGAACTTGAAAGAAACACTTTCAAACCTCCTTGTGTTTGATAAAGTGGATGAAGATGGTAATACTACCCCAGGTGCACTTAACAAGGTGTATGTGGCTACTAGAGACTTCATTAAGAATATTACAGATCTTGTAGGTAGTGCTAAATTTGAAGGTTATGTAAGATCACTAGGTAATGCTATTGGTACAGGAATTGAGAATATCAATAAGTTCTCAAGAGCTATCACCCTTATGTTTGGTGACCAACTCATCAAGTCTATGGAGAAGTTTGGTAAAGACTTCACTTCTAGCCTTGATGGTAATGTGATGAAGAACTTCCAAGGCTTCATGCAATCACTGATTAACCTCTTTAATGAGTCAGGAAGTGCTATTGGACGTTTTGTGAGTGATGCTGGTAATGCTTATATCAAGTATTTAACCTCTTGGGTTGATATTGGTAGAGAGCTTGTAGGTGGAGGTATCTTAGATGCTATCACTAACACCATTGAGGTTATTACTAATCTACAAAATCTTGCTGTAAGTAGTGGTGCTGTAAAAGGACTAGCTGAGTTCATTAAAGGCATGTCAGATGTATTAAAAACACTGACAGGTGATAGTAAGTATGCTTCCTATGCAACTACAGTAGTTACATCTATTAGAGGTTTTGCAGAAGAGCTAGTTAAAACATTAGATTTTCTAGTCAAGAAAACACCTATAATTGAAGTAGCATCCAAGTTAATCTCTTCTGTGTTTGACTTCTTCTCAAACTTTGTGAAACTCACAAGACAAGGGATTGATAATGATGGCTTCAGAAATGGACTTAAAAACTTAGGTAATGTTGTAAAAGACTTACTTGATTACTTAGCTCCTGTGCTTGCTAGAATCACTTCTAGTGCTCTTAATGCCCTTACATCTGACACAGGTGTGAGATTCTTTAAAGCACTCTCAAACTTCGTTAAAGCTGTTGTGACAGCTATTGAGAATGTTATTAAGTCCTTTGGTGGAGGAAACCTTCAAAAAGGCTTTGAAAAGATCCTAAACACTCTCACTGTATTGGTAGAGATGTTTGCTAAGGTTGCTGAAGTACTTGGTCATGTAGGTAAATACCTCATCATTGGGGCACTTATTGGAAAAGCCACTTCTCTTGTGTCTAACATTGTGTCATTCATTGGTACAACTGTTAATAGCTTGGGTCAACTAAGCAACTTTGCTCTTCCAGGAAAGGTTAAGCAAGGAGTAGCTGGTGGACTTACAGGAGGTCAAAGCCTTCTTGCTGGTGGTGGTTTAATTTCAGGATTCCTAAATAAGAGAGCTGATAAGTACTACTCTAAGAAGAGTCAAAGAGCTTTCCTTGCTGATGACCCTGAAATGGGAAGCTACTATGCAGGTTTAGCCTTACAAGCTAGAAATAACACTAAAGAGCAACTTAAGCTTAGTAAAGTCTTTAAAGATTCTGCTCAAGCTTATAAGAATGTTAGAGCCAATGGTGGTACATTCAGACAGGCTATTGGAGCAGGTTTTGATAAGGCTGGTAACTTAGGTCAATCACTTAAAGGAGCTGGTCTTGCCTTTGGTACAATGTTTGGTGGAATAGCCTTAGATGGTATCAACAATGCTGTACAAAGTAGTAAAGTTTCTACAGGTATGAAACAAGCCTCTACTGTGATTACGAGTACTGCCTCAGGAGCTTTAGCTGGTGCTGGGATTGGGTCTATGTTCACTCCTATTGGAACAGCTCTTGGTGCTGGTATTGGTGGTTTTGTAGGACTTATCCAAGGATTGTTCACAAATGATGCTGAAAACCAAGCTAAGAAGGAACAAGCCAAGCTACAAGCTGAAGCTGAGAAACAGAAGAAAGAACAGAATAAGGCTATCAGAACTGCTCAGGTTGATGCTCTTAAGCAAGAGGCTAAACAGTATGGAGATCTCATGAGAAACTTCTATAGATCTGTGACTAATGACTCTTCTGTACAGTCTGATATTTCAAATGCCCTAGCTCTTGTGACGGGTAACGCTGGTAAGTTTGGTGGTGACTTAAGTAAAGGTGGTTCTAATCTTGGACTTGCTACTGAGTACCTTCCTAAAGATGTTGATAAGTACAGTGTTAACATTGGAGGTGAAGAGAAGACTTGGGCACAGTGGAAAGAAGAGCTTGGTGTGACTGACCTTGAGCTTATGAAGTCATTGCAGGCTTTATATGCACAATATGGTCAAAGATATGTTGAGCTTAAGAATACCACAGATGGTACTACTGCAACTATTCAAACTCTCTCTGATACTGAGTACAAGAGACAAGAAGATTCATCCAAGAACTTCACAGATGCCTTTAATGCTCTTAATATTGCTACACAGAAGATTCCTGAAGTACCATTCAAGAAGATTGCTGAAGTAAAAGAGCAACTAGAGTATGCACTTAAGGGTAGCAACTTTAGTAACAAAGAGGATCAAGATTCTGCTATTCAGAAGATTCTTATAGATATGGGTGCTAGTGAGGAAACTGTTATCAATGCTTCTAGGGATAAACTATATAAGTGGGCTAGAACACTAGAAGAGTCTGCTACTGCTAACTCTAGAAGTAATGATGAAATACATGCTGAGGCTGTTAAGGAACTTCAGAAGGTACTAGATAGCACAAAAAACAAGGCTTGGAATAAGATGCTTGAAGGTATCTTTGATAATAAAGAAGACTTCAACCTTGAAGAGCTTGTGGGTGTTACTGTTGCAACTAAAGGTCTTGATGATACTACTAAACAAGCTATTCAGTATAAGCTTCAACAAGCTTCTAAACTGTCTAAGGAAAAGATTGCTGAGATTACTGGAAAAGATGTAGATGCTATTGTGGCTCAACTACAGACATTTAGTGATCTAGGTGAAACAAAAGCTTCTGCATTTAAAGAGGGTAGTAAAGATCTTGATGGTATCCTTGAAAAGATTGGTATCCTTGACCAAAAAGTAAGACAGAAGATCATGGACAAGGTAATCAAAGACCATGAGTCTATTGAGAAAGCTATCCAGGAAGCCTATGAGGACAAGGGTGCTCTTAGTGAGAAAGAAATAGCTTCTCTCAAGACTTCATCAACTAACTTGGTTGAAACTCTCTCAAATCTTATCACAAAAGGTCAGATTAAGACAGATGAGGCTAAGGAAATTCTTAAGAATATCCCTATTGACTTAGTAGATACCTCTAAGCTTAGTGAAGAAGGTAAGGCATTACTTAAAGCACTAGGGTTTAAGGTTGATAATACCACAGGTAAGATTACTGAGATGAAGGATAAGGTTAATGGTAATGATCCTAAAGATGTAGATACATCTAAGATCACAGAAGAAGCCAAGAAGATTGAAGAAGCCTTAAACTCTCTTGTGAACAGTGTTGCTAATGCTGTTACTAGTATCTTTAACTCTACACCTAAATCAGTTAGTGGTGGAGGTAAGAAGAAAGGCAAGCGTAAACAGTTTGGTGGTATCATCCCTGAATATCACTCTGATGGTGATATCATTGGGGTTGATTGGACTCCTAGAGGAACTGACACTGTGCCTACCATGCTTACCCCTGGTGAGTATGTCTTGAGGAAGAAAGCTGTTGAAAGTCTAGGGCTAAACTTCCTTAATAATCTCAACAAATATGGTAATAAAGCCTTGCAAAGTAACTCAGGACAGACTATAATTAATAATGTATACAACACAAATAATGCTAAGATCAGTCAAAATATTGACAACAAATCTCAGTATCTAAATGGGTTGTTTGGAATTGACAGATTGATGAGGTATGTTTAATGTTTAGATGTGATGAAAACTTCACCCAACCTAAACGCTACATCCAATTTAATGACCTAGTGTTCCTTGGTAGAAAATCTATTGATGAGCAGACAGAAAGTATTAGTTTGCGTGAGAATAAAACCTCACGCACTTTTACTAATGGGTCTTATGTTGGTAACACTAGTAAGATGTCTCTTGTGGACTCTAACACAATCTCATTACAGATAGCACTCAAGACACATGACTGGTCAGAAGAGCATGTACAAGCTCACTATGACTTCATCATGGAGCAATTAATGACACCAGGAAAGCTGTGGGCTGTACAAACAGGTCTACAGCTTGTGTGGTGCAATGCTTATGTCACAAGTATTCAGAACAATAAACAGTGGGTACTCACAGATGATGACTACCTTGTGTTTAAAGTAGAGTTTGATAACCCTGATGGTGTATGGTATAAGGCTGATGAGGATAAGACATTCCTAGAGCCTTATGACAACTGTGACTTCCTTGACATGAAAGCTAGTTGCTTAGGTAAGTCAAGACACTGCTGTAATGGTCTACCTAACTGTAATAACTACTGTGAGTGTTGTGAGAGTGATTGCTGTGAGATGGATGGAATGATTGATCTTTGTACAGCACAAACCAATGTAGAGTTCATGAATGACTTCTTTGAGGAATGTAACTCTAAGTGGAGAGTAGTCTACAACTGCTCTAAGTGCAAGAAAGATGGTAAAGGCTTACAATGTATGTATAAGCATGCTATCTGTGACACTTGTGTAAATGAAGTGCTAAATGGAGAGTTCTTATCAACTACAGTACTAGATAGCCACAAGTGGAGTATTGCTATTGAAGGAGACTTCAAAGACCCTATTGTAAGGATTAATGATATTGACTTCAAGATTAAAGGTGAGTACTCAGGAGTGCTTACAGCTAACTATAAGGGTGAGCTTAAGTATGCTAAGTCTTGGGAATGTCTAGAGTTCAACTATCAGGATATTTCACTTTCTGTGCTTAAACTATGTGCTGAGTTACCTTACATCAAGAAAGGACTCAATACTGTGTCAGTAAGTGGTGTAGAGAGTGATACTGCTTGTATTTATATAGATTATGAGAGTGTAACAGTATGATTGGTTATATTATTAATAGTGAGGCTTCAGGAAGGAAGTCAGTAATTATTCCTAAGGATGACTTCCTTAATGATATTCAAGTACAGTTTGCCTTAATGGAAGTGCCTGCTATCACCTTGACCTTACCCTTAAAATATTCCAAGCTACTCAGTGGTAATACACACATTGTAGTTCAGACAGATGACTGGAAGTATGAAGGTTATGTAGGAGACAAGTCAAGTGACTATCAGAATAGCACAGTAACTGTTCAGACTTCACATGTAATTGGTAGGTTGGGTAAAAGAACCCTTCCTACCAACGTTACTGTGAAAGCTAGATCTGTAGTATCTGCTGTAGAGCAGGCTATGGGCTACTGGTCTAATGAACAGCACAAGGATGATTTACTTAATGAGTTCAAAATCAAGTATGTAGATGATTATGCTGAAAAGAATTTGATTGAGTATGAGTTTTCTAGAGAATCCTTCCTAGAGTTCCTTACAAAAGTATGTGAGAAGACTACTTCCCTCTATTGGAGAGTAAATCGCTATGATCCTTACCTGATTGAGTTTGGTATCTTTGGTATTAAGAGAGATGTCCTCATCAATGAATACAACTACCTTGTGTCATTAGATAACATCTCAGAGAACTATGAGGACACAATCAATATTGCTGTAGCTATGTCAGATAAGTCAGACTCAGGGGCTAGTTCATTGACACTTAGAGACATCTTCTACAATCCTAAGTTCATGCTTGAAGGATTCCCTGTGATCAAGACAGGTAATAAGGTAAACTCACAGCGTTCTTATGACTACCCACAGCTTCCTGTGTTCGCTCCTGAGATCATTGGTGATGAGTTTGCTATCCTAGATGAAGAAGGTATTGCCTTAGAAGCAGGAGAGCTTTATTGGGGTACTGTGACTGATAATGATACTCAGTCAATCGCTGAGGATAACAAAGAGATCACAGATGCTGATAGGCTTAGAGCCACAGAACAGCTCTATAGAACAGCTATTAGAAGACTTAAGAACTCACGTAGGAAGATAGTCTACACAATGACTGTAGAGCCTCTGAAGAAGCATACAGTACAGGCAGGAGATAGGGTATTGTTTACCCTTAATGCAGGAGTTTGGGAGCTTACAGCTTGTTCTAAGTACTATGAGAAGGTCTTGAAGGAAAGTAACTGGTTCTTTGTGACCAAGATCACTGACCTTTATCAAGTAGGAAGTAACCACTTACAGCAACTAGAGCTGTCTAAATATCTATACAGTGATAGAGACATCATTGTGAATCAGTAGGAGGAGAAATGGCAGATTATCTAAATAAATTAGTAAATACTGTTAGTAGAACTAAATCTAGGGTAATTCAACAGTCTAAACAGCGTAGAGGAGGGGTAACTGACCTTTATGCTCTTGACTATGTGGATTCCCTTTCTACTGCTTCTTCCTGTGCTCCTTACTCAGATGATAGTATTGAAGGATCTGAGAGTGATGATATTGAAACAAGAGTAAAAACCTTTGCTAGAGCTATTAAGAAAGAAATTCCTGAGGCTAAGGCACAAGGAGTATCTGCTATTATTGGTTACTTTGTGAGAGAGTCTAATGTGACAGCTAGAAGATATGAGGCTGACTATGCTACAGGTAAGCAATATGATAAAGTAGCACAAGAGCCTACAGCTGAGAACCTCATGGGATCTTGGCAAGCCTTTGCATCTCTCTATAAAGATCCTCTTAATGAACCTGGGTACAATGTAGGTGGTAAACACTGGATTGGTCTAGGCTTAGGTCAGTGGACAGGCCCAAGGTCTAAGGCTCTTTATGAGTTTGCTAGAGCTAGAAACAGTAGCATCTTTACTTTCAATACACAAGTAGCCTTCATGATGAGTGAAGAGACACTGAAGAATGTGGTAAAAGAAGTTGCTTCTAGTGATGGAGATATTGCACAGCTTACTACTCGTTTCCTTGCCGATTGGGGAGGAGTTCCAGGTAATGCACTCCAAGAGCGTATTGATGGAGCTAACAAGTACTTTGAAGTAGTCAAGAAAGCCCTTGAAAGTAAAGATGAATCAACTAAGGAAAAGAATGAGTCTCCAAGTGACACTGTTGTGATTGATAGAACTAAAGGATCTGCTCAGTTTAGAGTCCTTGTGCCAAGTGACTTAGATAGATTCCAAAGATGGTTCTTAAAATTCATTATTAAGATGGATGTATCTCAGTGTGATGGCAAGAAAGTAACTCCTTTATCAGATGTCCACTTAGTTGTAAGTGCTAAGAATGAGGCTACAGGAGAGCTTTCTGAGATTGAGCTTACTGAGATCTTTAGAAGACAGTGGGGATGTAACTGGATTGGTGATGATGCTAGTGGTGAAGGTATCTTCCCTAATAGTAACCCAATGGAAGGTTATGACTTAATGTATTCTGCATGGTATCTAAATGATGCTCAGAGAAGTGCCTTATTCAGTGCTGGTGAGAAGATTTTCACTGTGTATGCACTAGGTGAAGCACAGATTACACTCAGAAACTTCCTTAAGTTCAGTCACATCAACTAGGAGAACTAATGAACATTATAGTATCAAGGCTATATAATAGATACAAGAATAAACTTAACCAGCTACACAGCATGGAAGCTAAACAGTTTAAACTTGAAGAGCACTTAGCATCTCACCCTACTGATTATCAAAGTGTGATCCAAAATGAGATCCTAAAAAGTGATATTCAGAGGGTTGAGTATGCTCTAAAAGAGATTGAAAGAGAGATGGAGTACTATGGAGAATAAAAAGTTTCTTGTGAAACGTATGAGAAATAGAATCCTTGTGGAATCTGCTGTGGAATACTTCTTTAGACAGGTTTATAAGAACCATGACTATGGAGGAGCTAAGGAGTGGATGGATAGTGACTACCTTGAACTCACATTAGAGAAATATTCAATCTTTTGTAGGAAAAAAGACAACATTATCACCTTAGATAATGAAGAATTTAGCTATGACTTCTCCTACATAACAGGGTTGTGCTCAAGTTTACTGAGAGATAAGATTGAGGTATAATTGATATGACAAATGCTTACCAAGTTGCACAGCGTGTGGTAGGACAATCCATTGATGTTGATGGCTTTCCTCCATCTCAACCCTACCAGTGTGTAGACATTGTGAATTGGGTAGCTCAACAATTTGGAGGGTCTTTACTAGGTAATGGTAACCAGATTGGTATAGGTAATGATGTCAGTAGCTTTGCTGATGTTATTCCTTACTCAAATGAATCCCAACTTAAAGTGGGTGATATCATTTCTACCAATGAACCAAGCACTCCCTATGGACACACTCTTGTGTATGGTGGAGGTGGAGTCAATAATGCTAGAGTTATTGAGCAAAACTTCAATGGTATCACTCATGTGATTGAGCATACAAGAACGATCACAGGATATGGAGCAACTATTCTTAGAATTGTGAGAATCAGAGGTCAGGATAACTATACTCCTGATGGATCTAGTGGTACTAGTGCTGATGCAGGTAAACCTAAGAAGAGTGGTGGAGTACAAAGAACTTTCTATGAGATTGTAGTGGACAAGGTTGAAGGTATTAAAGGTAATGGTGACAACACTGTGCTTGATACCTTTTATAAATGTAACAAGGTTACAGGTAAGATCAGTGGTGAATGGCTTATCTATGATAAGTACAATGGTACTGTTGGTTACTTACCTAAGTCTGCTGTAAAAGAGAAAACTGAGTACTCTAAGCAAGATAAAGAGCCAGGTAAGAAGGAAGTTGAAAAGGCTAATGGCTATGATAAGTTTTCAGATAAAACTAGTGATGGTCTAGATCAGTCAGGAACTCAACAGATCTACACTTTGGCTCAATTTATATCACTAGGTAGGGTAGAGTATAGTGGTTATGAATGGACTTATTCCTCAGGTAACAACTTCCCTACAAGTGTAAATGTGAATAAGAGCTATAATGCTTATGGCTTCCTTTCAGACCAAGATGGTCATATTATCCTTTCTGTGCCTTCATCTTGGGGTGATGTTAAGGGTAGACTTTATGACACTCCTTTTGGTTTTAAGGGTAAAGCCTACTTAACTAATGAGAAAACATCCATTGATGTTTATGTAAGATAGGAGAAAATATGGCTTATAAATTAGCTGAAGAAGATAAGCTCTGTGGAGTTATCTATCCAACTTATGAGGGTTTTAGCCCTATCCCTAAAGCCACTTGTGAAATGCTAGAGTCCAAGTGTGAGCAAACAATTATTGTTAAATGTGGTGAATCTTCTAAGGAAGATAAAAAACCTGAGTCACAAAGTGGTAGTGCTTCTGCATCTACTTCTGAATCTACAAGTACATCAGAATCTACTTCTGAATCAACTAGTGAATCTACATCCACTGAGTCTACCTCAGAAAGTACCTCAACAGAATCAACTAGCACAAGTGAGTCTACTACACAGTCAGAGTCAACTAGTGTAAGTACTACTTTGTCTACATCAGAAAACACATCTGTGTCTCCTAGTGAGTCTTCAAGTACAGAAAACTCTAATACACCTGAAGAACCTAAACCTACTCCTGATCCACAGCCTGAACCTGTTCCAACACCTGTGCTTACTAATGAAGAGTTGGATACTATTGTGTCAGGTAAGTTGAGTACTAATACTACTTTAGGTAATTATATGGTTAATCAGAACAATACTATTACCTTAATTGGAGAAGCTCCTCTTGAGGATATTGAAGCTTACAAGAAAGAGATTACAGATAAAGTAGGAGATATTCCTGAGCTTAAAGACTATACTGTGGAGGTATTAGTCAATAAAATTCCTGGTGATAATGTAGGAGATAAAGCTACAGGTGCACCTCTCTATACTAAGGTTGTGAAGATTACTAAGCCTAATGGTGATGTTTATCAGTCTGAACCTATGAGTATTGGTACTACTACTGAAACTAATATTGACTTGTTAGAGGCTCTTCCTAGAGTAGAAGATAAGTTCTCTAAGATTATCACCAAAGATGGTCAAGTAGTTGAAGTTCCTGAAGTATCTAATGAGGATAAGAGAGCCTTTGAAGATAAGATTATCAATGACTTGAAGGCTAAGTTACCTGAAGGAACTACTGTGGAAGCTGTGCTTGAAGGACCTAAGTATGAAAAAGGTTCAGAAGTATTGAGTGGTAAGACTAACTATGTATTGAATGTAAGAACTACTCTGAATGGTGTAGTTTCAGAGCAAACTTATAATGTACCTCACACAGAGGAAGCTCCTCAAGAAGAACCTGCTGTACCTGAAGCAGATATTGATGGTGAATTACTTAAAAGTAATTTAGGTGTTGTAAATATTGATGGTGATACTATTCTTTCTATTAATATCCCAAATGAAGTTGGTGGAGGACAAGGTACACCTATTACTGAATCTAACCTTCCTTCCATCAGTGAGAATTATAGAGCATCCTTAGAAGAAAGCCTAAACAAGGAAAATAATACCTCTAAGAAGTATAAGGTCAACTCTTATAACATTACTATGCTTAAGCATGTAGGCGATCATTCTTATTATACTGACACTATCTTCACTTACACTACAACTATTACAAAACCTAATGGTGAGGTAGTTACTAAAGAAGGTAAACTACATTCAACATTTGTTGAAACTTTATAGGAGAACTAAATGGATAGATTAATCTTAAGGATTGTAGAAAATCAAGCTGTGATCTCAGGAATAACCCTCTTTGTGACCACAGCTTGTGGTTGTGGGGTAGCTTGGCTTAACCATAAGAGAAATAAACTTGAGGAACTCTCTAAGGGTGCTAAGCGTTCTAGCTTACGCTCTGAGTACCTTAACATCTACAACTCTACTGAGTTTACTTGGCAAGAGAAGTGGGATATGACTGAGCCTCTTGTGAAGGAGTACTTTAATGACCTTGGTGGAAACCATTACATTCATGGTCTTAATGAGAAGATGAGAAGGCATGTAGAAGAGGAGATTGCCAATGGTAAAGATAGTAATTGACCCTAGCTGTCTAAATCAGGGAGGGTCTACCTATGATGACACAGAAGTGCTAAATAGGATTAAAGCCTTAGAGGGTAAGACAGATAACTTTGTAAAAGATGTTACTGTGTCTAGAGAAGGTAACAAAGTTAAGCTCAAGTACACTAGGGTTGATGGAACTTCTAGTGAAGTAGAGTTTGATGACAAAGATACCATCTCTATGGCTTATGATGACACTGCTCTCAAAGAGAGAGTCAAAGCATTAGAAGCTAAAGAGGATAAAGATACTGTGTATGATGACAGTGCCTTAAAAGCTAGGGTTGAAGCACTTGAAGCTAAACCTGAAGCACAGCCTTATAATGATAAGCCTCTATCTGATAGAGTTACTGCTCTAGAAAATAAGCCTGATAAGGATACTATCTATGATGATAGTGATCTAAAAGAACAAGTAAATGACCTAGGAAGCTCTGTGGCTAGTGCCTTACATGACATTAGTGAGATTAGGGTTGATAATGAGTCAAGACTTAGTGCTCTAGAGAAGAAAGAAGACAATGACAAGCAAACATTGTCTTTAGAGGGAAGTACACTAAGTATCTCTAATGGAAACTCTGTGACTCTACCAGTAGGTGTAGGGAAAGAATTTGTTGTTACTAGTGATACTGAAGGTGTTGTAGTAACTAAAACTGAAGCAGATGCCACAACTACTTACAATGTAAACCTAGATGATGCTTTAAATAAGTTCTACAAGAAAGCTGAGACTTACACTAAGAAGGAAGTGGATAACCTGTTAACCAATCAGGAAAATAAAGCCACTGATCTTACAGTGTATAGAGGATCTTTCACTGATAGATCTAAAGTTATGGAAGGTGAACATGATGCACCAATTTCACCTAGAGTTACACTTACTTACTCAAGTTCAACTGGTATAGGTATCTTCAAGATTGACTTCAAAGTAACCTCAAAAGTAAATTGGAGAGATGTTATTGCAACACTACCTCCTGAAGCTCCTGTCCCTGTTGAACTTGTAGAGTCTCAAGTTTGGATTGGTAATAATAACACTTCTGTATGGATTGATAAGGGTTCAAGAAATGTTCAAATTTTTGGAGTTTCTAATCCTGAAATGTTTAACAAACGTATAATCTTATCAATCCCAGGTATCTTTAAGAAAGCATAATAAATAAGGAGAACTAAATGAACTTAACAAATAAACAATATGACTTATACAAAAAACTTGTAACTGTAGTTGCACCAGCTTTAATCACTTTGATTACAGGGCTAGGAGCTTTGTACAAGTTTGACTCAACTGCTATCACAGGTACTCTAGCATTGCTTACTACCTTCACAGGGACTGTGTTAGGTATCTCAAGCAAGAAATACAATGAAGCTCAAGGAGAGTAAACATGGACTACAAAACCTTTAAGTCCAAGTGGATGAATAAGGGTGTAGATGTGGATGGAGCATGGCATTTTCAATGCTGGGATTCCTTTGCACAATGGTGTAAGGAAAATGGAGTACCTTATACTAACTGCACTGTGTCAGGATACGTAAAAGATCTTTGGGAACAAAGACGAACTAATGGTATCTTAAAATACTTTGATGAAGTAGAGGATATGGAAGAAGGAGATGTAGCTGTCTTTAAAGAGGTAGCTGGATGGACTCCTGTATCCCACGTAGCATTGTTTGATAGTGATGCTGGTGGAGGTTTTGGATGGTTCTTTGGACAGAACCAAGGAGGAGTTGATGGAGTACATAACTTAGTCAAACTTCCTTACTCTGCTACTTACCCTACAGCCTTCAGACTTAAGAAGAAGGCTACACAAGCTAAACCACAAGGAGGAAATACAACTGTGGCTGTACCTGTTAAAAATATTAATGGTGAAATCTACTCAGGACTTATTACTGGTGTAGATCCTAACCCAATGAACTGTGATAGTAACCGTGTTAAGATTGATACCATTCTGATACACCACAACGCTACAACTAATGATGCTGTAGCTAGACATACTTGGTATGTTTCTTCAGGTCATGGTACATCTGCTCACTACCAAGTTACACCTGATAAAATTTGGGGATGTGTTGGTGAAAACTATGTTGCCTATCATGCTGGTAACTACCCTGTGAACCAACGATCTATTGGTATTGAGCATTTAAACAATACAGGTGCTCCTACATGGACTATTGCTGAGGAAACCTACAGAAACTCTGCTAAGCTTATTAGAGACATCTGTGAACGCTATAATATCCCTATTGATAGACAGCACATTATGAAGCACAGTGAATGTGCTCAAACCCAATGCCCTGCGGGAATTGACATTGATAGACTTGTAGCTATGGCTAGAGGTGCTGAATATGTAACTCCTTCTAAAGCTACACCTAAACCTTCTGCTCCTGGTAAGATGCAACATGCTTATCGAGTAGATGATCTTAAATATGTCAATGGTTTGTGGCAAGTATACAGCAAAGAGCTTGTACCAGCAGGATTTAACTGGGTTAACTAATTTTCAGCTCAGTATAAACTAGGTGAACGCATACAAAGCGGTGTCATGTTAAGCATGGCTAACGGTGAAAATCCATACTGGACAATACCGTGCCAAGTCTGATATAATATCAGAAAGGTGTAACGACTATTCCGAAAGGAAGTACATTAACTATTTGTACGTTAGTGGAAGTGCCTAGACTTTAGAAAGAGGTATCATTTTATGAGTAAAACCACACAAGGCATATGTGCCTACTGTCATACTAAATTTAATTTATCCCATAAACAATCCTACAGAATGAAACATGGCAATTCTGTGTACTGTTCTGAGGAGTGTGCTTTAGCTAAGAGGGGTAGAAGTAAGGTTGTCATAAGTAATATCCCATGTAAGAACTGTGGTAATTATTTCTACCCAACAAAAGCTCAGTACAGCCTATATAAATCTAACAATTTTTCACCAACATCTTATTGCTCAGACAAGTGTAGATACACTAGAAATTATGAGCATAAGGATATGGGAGATTATGTTATAGTTTATGTAGGAGGTAAAGAAGTCCTTCTAGACAAGGATACCTATGAAAAATATTACAAAACTATATACCTTCAAAGAAAAGGAAGTTATATCTCAGTTAAAGTTTTCATAGGAGAGAAACAAAATCTAGCAAGGATTATAATGAATGTAACAAGCCCAACACAGTGTGTAGACCATATAAATGGTAACACCCTAGATAATAGAAGAGTAAATCTTAGAGTAGTCACACATCAGGAGAACATGATGAATAAGGCTGATTACAAAAATAACTCTTCAGGTGTGAAAGGTGTTAATATAAACTCTCAAGGGTTATGGGTGGCTAGGATACAAGTTGGTGGGAAAAGGATTTTCTTAGGTTCTTCTAAGGATAAGGACAAAATGATAAAGCTAAGGCTTGAAGCTGAAAGAAAGTATTTTGGCAAGTATGACAGAAAATATCTAAAGTAAGAGATAGTCTAGTCCAATTAGCAATAATTGGTGTAAACGAGAAAATGGTATTGCTGTAGAGGATATCATCATCACAGACAAGAATGGTGTTAGATCACCAAACCAAGTAACTCACGTAGGTGACTACTTTGTGTTTGACCAAACTGCAACTGCTGATACAGGCTATGGAGCAATGGGTACAGGTGGATGGTACTGGAGAAAATTCAGACTGAGAACTTCAGGAGATATCTGGCTTTCTGCTTGGAACTTAAACCACTTATTGTTTGGTTAAGGGGGTGGGGTATATCCCCTCCCTATTTTTATTGGAGGAACTATGGAAGACATTTGTAAACAAAAGGATTGCTCTTGTGAGAATGTAGGTATTGGAGACTGTACCAAGCTACAAGAGCTTAATGACCTTCAAATTAGACCTAAGATGAGAGCTATCCTAAAGGCTGAATGGTGTAACCTCCCTGAAGCTATTAGAAGAGGCTTCTATGGTGTATGGTGTGTCCTTAAGAACATCATTAACCAACTGTGCTATATTCTTACTAAGCTAGAGTGTTTAGAAAACAAAGTAGATAAGCTCTGTGCTATTGCTAAGTGTCAGGATCAAAGAATCACAGGACTTGTGGAACACATTAAGGGTAAGATGCTAGAAAATGTAGTCTTTGGTATGAAAGGTGTAGGTACATCTGCTAATGCCTCAGGTAATGGTGATACTTTCACATCTGTTTCTGTTCAACAAAATGGTGATTTTACTGTTGTATGGAACATGGTATATGCAGGTAGAGAAGTAGGTAGAGGTACTATCACTGGTAAGGTATCTCATATGTACACTATGAATGAAGATGGTACTGTTAAAGCCCACGTATCTAGGGTTGATTTTGACTCTGTAAAATATGTAGGTGATGGAGGTAATTATGGTGATAGTGCTACATTCTCCATTATGGATACTAATGGAAGAACTGTGTGGACTAAAGCTTACCAACCAGGTTCAAGCTTCACAGATAAGCCTGGATCTATCTCTATTGGTAAAGAAGCTGTGTTGAGACCACAAGGAGGAAGCACAGGGGATATCTTGCTATTCAAGACACTTGACCAGTGGGATTTTGACCCTACATCAAGTGATGTTAGAGCTACCTATGTAAATAACAACTCACCTCTACCTAAAGTTGAAGGATGTGTTATTGACTGTGATAACTGCTAGGAGGCACTATGTTTGAATATTGTCCTAATTGCAGATGCAGGATAAAGTTCTATAAGGCTCATGAATGTGAGAAGATGAAGCATGACCTAGCCGACTCTGTGAAGTTGGCTGGTGATGCTATTGCCAATGGAGAAGAGTGTAAAGTAAAAGAAAATACAGCACATGGTTTCTTCAGAATATGGTGTAATATCAAGAACATTATTGAGATCATCTGTGATATAATTAAACGTATGAAGTGCTTACAGCGTAAAGCACAAAAGGTTTGTGAAGTACAGCACTGTTTAGCTGAGAGAATTGAAAGTGTCAATAGATTTATTGGTGTTTACAATTCAGATCAGGCTAGTAAACCATCTCCTGACCAATCAAATTGGGAAGCTGAGAAGAGAAGACTTGAGTCTGATTATCAGGCTAGTCTAAATGGTTACAATGCTAGAAGGGCTGAGTATGAAAGAGCCTTACAAACATATAATAATAGTAACTCTAACTATGCTTCTGCTCTTGCTTCCTACAATGCTAGAAAAGCAGACTATGAAAGAAGAAAGAGAGAATATGAAGCAGGTAACAATCAACAAGGTGGATCTACTAAGTGGCAAGAGGCTTGGGGAACATTTCAAAAGAATGGTGCTCCTTATGATGTTGCTATGGGGGGATCACCTGGTGGTAGTGTACAAGGAATTGACCTCAGTGAAGCTCATAGAGGTGGTTATGGTACAGGTATAGGATTTACCTCTAAGAATAATGAGGGTACTGTTGTAGATATCCAACTAAATCTATTGGGTTATACCTATGAAGCAGGTGGAAGAGGTCTACTATATGGACACTATGTTCAATATGGAGGTACTTATGACTGGTACTTTGATGTGTATGCTTCTACAGATGGAGGAAACAATTACTCAGTAGTCCAAAAGGATATCCTACTTGCTCAACATCCTGATACACAGAATCTAGCGTATGAGCCTAATTGGCATCTATCAACTATTAAGTGGAACAAAACATTCACTAACTTACCTGCTAACTTTACTCACTTGAAAGTAGAGGTAAGAGGAAGTAATCCAGGGGATAGACACCAAAATGTATACACAAGAGAGCAGATTATTAGAGCACCTTTCCCTCCATTCACTGAGCAACCCCCTGTGAATAATGCTACTAAACCTAAGCCTTTCAATGAACAACCTCCTAAGAAGCCTACAATTCCTCCTAAACCTGAGAAGAAAGTAGAAACTATTCCTCTCATTAAAGGTGGATGTGACCTTATGGATTGCAAGTTTGATTGCTTTATTGATGATAAATAGGAGAAATTATGTCAGATTGTATTAACTGTCAATGTGAAGAGATTGTACCAGGATCAACAGCCTGTGCATCTCTCTATAAACAAAATGATGACAGAATTAAACTTCATTCCCTTGTGTTAAGGGATACAACTCTTTGTGACCTACCTGAGCAGACTTCTAAAGCCTTCTATTCACAGTGGTGTTTTAATAAGAACCTCACTTCACAAGTATGTTGGTTGATGAATAACAGCTCAGGAGGTAAAACCTATAAAGCAGGTAAGGATATTAGTATCTCAAATGATGGAGTTATCTCCTTTACAGGAAAAATTCCAACTCCTTCTCCTGCTTACAATGATGCTGACCTCAGAGCTGAGAATACTAGACTTAAAAATGCTTTAATGAAGATCATTAATAACCTTACAGCTAGTGGAGCTTGGCAAGGAGGTCTTGAAGGAGACTTTGTTCCTAGAAGAAATATTGCTACAGGTAATATTAACTTGTTCTCTAACACAGTGGATAGTGACTTCTTCATCCGTACTAATAATGGTAAAACAGAAAATGACTTGGCAGGAGGTATTAACTAATGGGATGTACAACTTGTAGTGGAAACCCTAACACATGGTGCACTCAGTGTATGCCTGCTGAGGACACTTGGGTAGCCCCTGTGGATAAACTACCTGATGTGTTTATGGGAGATAGAGATCACATGTATCTTCTTCCTAATGGAGATCTATTTATTCTTTCTCCTGATAGAACTAGATGGATCAAAGTGAATGGTCAAGGTGGAGGAGCTACCTATGATGATACTAAAGTTATCAATAGACTAAAAGCTCTAGAAGGTAAAACAGATAACTTCATCTCATCTGTGAATGTATCAAGAAATGGTAACAAAGTAAAACTTACCTATACACTTGTTGATGGTACTATCAAGGAAGTTGAGTTTGAGGATAAGGATACTGTAGCTTTAGCCTATGACGATTCTGCCTTGAAGGCTAGAGTTAAAGCCCTAGAGGACAAGCCTGTGACACCTACTGGTGTGAATACTTTCTTTGCTAAAGGTGATATCTCAAGTAATGGTAACTCTCAAGGTGTAAGAGTCACAAAAGATAAGCTTGTAAATGCTGATACTATTAAAGTAGGAGACACAGTAGTTGATAGCTATTGGGATAAGACTAACTTTAACATTGGTATGTTTAAAGTGGCTTCTGTGGATGGTAATACTGTTATCTTAAATGGTGTGAATGATATCACTTATAAGCACCCTAAGCAAACTCTTACCTTATCAGGTAGAACATTATCTATATCAGAAGGTAACTCTATTGAGCTTCCTGCTAGTGTAGAACCTAAAGAATATAGAGCTAGAGGTAATGGTCTATTATTAGATGCTGATGGAACATTCCATCTTGAGATGGCTAAAGATACTAGTAGACAAATTCCTTACAATACAAAAAATGGAGGGCTTTTCCAAAAATTAACTCCTGCTAATAGGGAAGTTTTTAAGCCTAGCTTTAGTTATGACTCACTGGATAACCACTTCTATTTTGTTGCCAATGATGGTACAGTTCGTCGTGATGCTATACTAGAAGCAGGTCTACTTTTAGATTATGCAGGGTCTTATGACTATGAAGAGTATAACTTACATAAAAGCTTCTCTAGTGAGGGTATTAACCTAAGTGTTTTGTCCACAAGTAGTCAAGGAATATCAGGAAGTGCTAGTTTTATACAACCACAAGAGTTGAAGTTTGAGGTAGGTATCTTAGCATTTTGGGATAGCAATGGTAAAGTATTCTTCAGGTTTACTCCAAAGATTGTATGGACTATAATTACTGAGTCTACAACAGAACACTACACTCACTTCATAACTAAAGAAGAATTAGACTCAGAAGAACCTATAGAGATTGAAGTTAAGAAGAATGAAGAAGTTATTGGTAGACTTAACATGACTATCAAGAACGCAAAATTCTACATGCAAGCTGTTCAAGGTACTGTTGTTCTAAAGAACCCTACTGACAACAAATTCTATTACTTACCGAGGTTAAACTAATGTCAAAAACAGTATATAAAATAACAGATAAGCCTACTGCTACATCCTATGATGATACAGCTCTGAAGGCTAGGATCACAGCGTTAGAAAACAAGCCTGATAATGATAAGCAAACTTTATCATTTAATGAGGGTAACAGGAACTTATCAATCAGTAATGGAAACACAGTCACTTTACCTGATTATCTTAAGAAGGATGATGCTTATGCAACCTTCCCTACTTATAAGAAACTTCAGGATGAGATGACTAAGAATATCAAGGATAAGCATGTTGACTTAGGTCTTGATAAACTTATTGAGGAGAAGCTTAAGAATGGTCAGAACCCTTATGTGACTAAGGGTGATGTTCCTGCATTATCAGGAGCTAACTTCTTTGTATCTAAAGGGGATATTCCAGGAACTAAAGCTACCACAATCAATAAGGACACAGTATATAATTCTGACACTATAAAAGTTGGTGACACTGTAAGAGATAGGTTTCTTGAACGTACTACAGGTGTTTTAGAGTATGGGTACTGGAAGGTAACTGCTGTAACTGACAATACTATATCTGTAGAACCTTTAGGTTCAGAAAGAGATATCACTATTGGACAGTCTAATCAGTCACTCACCCTAAATGGTAATACACTATCCATTTCTAATGGAAATTCTGTGAACTTACCTAAGTATGTGTCACCTCAGGAGTTTAACACACTCAAGAATGAGTACAATCAACTCAAGGGTGCTTTCACTGAATTGCTACAAAACCTTAAGAACTCAGGTGCTTGGAATCAAACAGGTAACACTATTTTTGAAGGTAGCCTAAGACCTGATAGAAACATTGCCACAGGTAACATTAACCTCTTTGGAGGTACTGTTGATGGTAATGCCTTTATTAGAACTAACAATGGCAAGACTGAGAATGACCTTGCAGGAGGAATTAATTAATGGTAGATCAAGCTAGGCTAAACCAAGAGCAAGTTACAAAAGTAAGACAAGCCTTAAGCCTTAACATCTACTCAACTGACAGAGGTACAAAAACCTACATTAACGGAAACAGTTTTAGGATTGAAAACCCTATGACTGTTCCTATGGATGGAGTGGAAACACCTATTGGTTATGTGAACACTGAAGGTAATGTTTTCTATGATGTTGTGGTAGAAAATGGTAGGGTAAAGGCTAGAAATACTAGGGTAAGAGTCAATAAAGTTACCTACACTAAAGTGCCTGATATTACTGCTTGGGGTACACCTAATGCAAACTATAGAATCAACACTGCTGTGGGAGATATCCTTAACAAAACTTATGATCCAATTGCTGATGGATGGACAGAAGTCTTAAATAAAACATTCACAGTAGAGGATGTTGAAATTACATCTAAGGTCAATGAACAAGTTAAGTATGCTATGTCTACCTATGATACGTGGCAATACAATCCTACTGAGGGTAGAATAACATTCTCACTTACTGTTCCTGATGTAAACATGCTAGTAGTGCCTCAAGCACCCACAGAAGGTACACTTGTAATTAAATATGTAGATAATGTTACAGGTGCTACTTTGTGGGAAACCTCAAAGAAAGTCCCTGGTAACACAAACCAATCACATACTGCCTCTGAGATCTTTAGAGCTACATATAAAATTATAGGTGATAGGCTACAGAATATTACAGTACCTTCAGGACAAACTAGAGAGCTTACCTTTAGATATAACCCTATCTATGGACAGATTGTTAAGTATATTGATAAGGACACAGGAAGAGAGATTAAGACTCAAAGCTATACTCCTGTGACTCATGGAGATCCTTTTAGACAAGACCCTCCTAGCATCCAAGGTTATAGGCTTGTACCAGGTCAGAACCCTATTAATGTACCTAGAGTAACTGGTACTGGTAACTACTCATTTAGATATGAGAGGATACCAACTACTGCTAATGTTATTGTTAAGCATCTTAATAAGGCTAATAATCAACCTCTACGTGGGGATGTAACTCTAAGTAATCAGACTATTGGTAGCAATGTAACCTACAATGCTCCTGCTATCACTAACTATGCCCCTGAGAGAACAACCTATACTCACACTGTGGTTGAAGGTAACAATGTCATTACTGTGTACTACACAGAAAATGCTAAGATTAGACCATGGGCTATTAGAAAGTCTAATGCTTGGAAGTCTCTTAACACTACAAGACAGTGGATGAAGATTAGAAGAACAGCTAACCAAAACTTTTGGGATACTAAACCTAATGCTGAAATCTATGCTACTGATACTGGTAAAGAAAACTACTCACCATCACGTATTCGCAAGGGTGGTAAGTGGAAAGCACAAGGAAAGATTGGTGACTAATGGCTATTGATGATAAAACAACTAGACTGAATGAAGCAACATTCACTAGTTATGGTGAAAATCCTAAGGATCGCTGTTGGTATGATGAGTGTGACTGTGATGAAATTCCTGTTGCAGATTGTCAACGACTAGTAGATGAAAATAACAAGGGTGTAGGACGGTTTGCATGTATGGCTGAGAGTCAGAAATGCTACAATCCTAAGTTCTTCAGTTCATTCATGAAGAAGCTTGCTTGTCAACTTAACCACTACATCCAAAACATCTGCGCATTGTGGGATATGGTTCAGTGTATGGCTGAATACCTATCTAAGATGGGTGATGTAGGTGCTGTTCAAGTAAACTATGCTAGAAACTCTGCTGTGTCTTCTGCTGACTTCTATCACCCTATCACAGATGGTTATGACTTAGACCTCTACATGGACTCTACTACAGGAGTTGTAGCTGGTGAGTCTGATGATGGTAGAAGAAAGCAAACTGATAGAAAGTACCGTGTTTACATTAGATGGTGTGCTGATGGTACTACTCTTAATCCTGCTCAGGATAACACAATGGAGATTGTAGTTTATCACTCAGGAGAACAGTATACTGAAGACCTTAGAAAGAACCGTGGAGTACACTGGCAGATGACTGGTATCTCAGATGGTGCTATGGAGATGTCTGATAGTATTATTGTTCCTGCTGGACAGCACGTCAAGGTGAGAGTAGAGCCTGCTAACTCTTCTTCAGGTGTATTCCGTGTACACCAATTCAAGCTAGAGTACACTCCTATCATGGATGCACAAGATACTCCTGAATGTCTTAAACTTACAGAACTTCCTAAGGATGACTGTAATTGTCCAAAATAAAAAAGAGAGCTTAATTGCTCTCTTTATTTTTTCTTGTGCTTCTTGAGTCTCTTATACAGTGCTTGTGGTGTAGATAACCCTAGCACAGTCTGAGTGTACTCAATGTAGCCTGAGTAAAGCATTTGATAGTAAAGAAGGTTCTGTTGTTCACGGATCTTCTTTTTTCTTGCTCGCATAGCTTTTCTTTCTCTTGTGCTATGAGAAAGCTTAATAGCTTCAGTAAGCTTGTCAAATTCTCTTTCTAGCTTGATATACTCATCAGATGCCTTAGCTGGTGATGACTTAGGCTCTTCTGCTAACTTAACCTTTTCAATATCAACATTCATACGACCATAACTCCTCTCCACAGTTCTTTATATAAATAGTTATATCACCTTTTTGAACTCTAGTAATCTGGTCATCTCCTGACCATTTCTTGATAAACTTCTGTCTCTTCTTAAAGCCACAGATAGTTTCATCATAGTAACAATTACCAAGCTCATCAATCAGTTTCACTTGGTACACCTTTATAAAATTCATACATACTCCTTGATATTACCAAGTCACTGACCTTAACCCTAGTCTTCTTAGGGTATCTAATCTTGCACATACCTCTTGTGAGCTTATAGTAAGCCACAAGCATGTGTCCTACATCATTAGGGGTAATAATCCTCTCTTTGCTATCTGCAAAAGGCTGATCTAGATACCACTTCATGAAGTCAATAGCAAACTTCTTATACTCATGTGCATTAAACCTATCCTTCTCAACAATTTCAAGGTACATCTTTCTCATACTAGGTGAGCATCCATTAATAAAGTCTAGTTCAATGTGTAGCTCATTAATGTAAGCTAGGTCAGTAGCTAGGTTATAAGCTGTGAACTTACTCAGTCCATACACATCACACTTCTTATTATAGTATCTATAGATCTCACTACACTTCCATCCATAGAATAGATCATCAGGAAGCTTGTCAATGAAATCTGCACAGGAAGCAAGAAACCTTTCTCCTCTATTAAGCTCTCTAGTCATTACCTGAATAGCAGGAGACTTGTAGTTAGGAGAGAGCTTAGCCTTAGCTGAGTTAAGCTTAGTTGCTATCTTTTCAAGCTGGTGTATAGTCACAACATCATGCTCATTAGTACATCTTCTGACATACTTTTCATGACCTATGTAACGATACACATACACAGTAAGTAGTTTATCCCTAAGGGGTACTCTAGCTGTGTTTAGTGTTCTAATAAACATTTGAGACATGTCATCAAGGTATTTTAGATTGTTAGGAAGATCATATCTGTAAAGATCTCCCACAGTCTTGTTACCTATTCTGTACTTGTGCTCAAAGGCATCTCTACGCTTTAACACATAGAGTTTAAACTCTTCAAGTTTATTCATATTTACTCCTTTAAGAAGCCTAGTTAGTCGATATGGAAGCGAAAAATATATAGGAACAAAATCGTGAGAATAACTTTGGGTGTAGAAAATTATTTATGGAAAGTCTTTTTGTACTAACTAGGCTTGTTAAAAAAGTAAATACCTTACAGAGAGTAGCTAGTGTGGGAATCACAAGTGCTGGCAATCGAAATAAAAAATGTAATCTATAAGGAGATCCTAGCTACTCTGTGTAAGGTATCCACTAGGGATACCATTAATTATTCTGCATCTGCCCAATCATCATCATCTGAAGATGAGGTTTCTTCTGCTCCATCTTCATCCTCTTCATCAAGAGCAAAGATGTCACGTACATTGAATTGCCGTTTCCCATTGTAAGGATCACCTTCTTTGATCTCAACTCCCATGTACTTACCTACAATATCATCTGTGTCAATATCATCTGAGTTAGGATCAAGACCTACAGCTTCAATGATCTTGTAGAGTTGTTCTTGTCCATAAGTGTTGTCACGTACAAACAAGTTAAACATTGTAAGGTTTTCACCAAAGTAACCACGAAGCACAAACTTGTAGAAAAGTGCTCCTGTGTTTTGGTTAGTTCCTTGTTCTACAGCTTCCACAAGTACTTCATATCGTCCTGGTGTGTAAATAAATTCACGGACTTCAGGTGCTTTTGCTTTAAATGATAGTTTTGACATAGTTATTCTCCTTTAGCTTCTTCTTTTGTTTCTTTTGCTTTAGCTTCTTTAGCTTGTGTTGTTCCATCTGTGTAGCCTACAACTACATCCCAAGTAGGGTTAGTCACAGTTTCAGGAATTGCTAGTCCAGGTTTACGTGTTACCTTCAAGTTGTATGCAGGGTTTCCTGACAAACGTACTTGGTAGAAATCTTTAGACTTCTTAACACCCTTAACTACTTTAGACTTGAGTACTCGCTCAGTGTGTCCAATAACACGACTTGATGCTGTAAGGTACTTACCAACACTTTCCATTAAATTAGGGATGATAGATGCTGGAATGTTTTCATCAACTACATCCTCAAGGTTGACTGATTTTTGCTGGCAGATAACATACACATTCTTACCTGCATAGGATATAGCCACAAGTTCGTCAATAAGTCCTTTGAGGATAGTTGATGCTTCACCATACATAGGAAGAGTCATCTTCTTACTTGAAGCCTTTTCCATAAGGTGCTTGTAAAGAAGCTCTTGAACTCCTGTGAAGTGATCCACAGCAATGCTATCAAAGCCTTTAGCAAAGTTCATAGCTTCCACTACATCATCCCATGTGTGACATTCTGCTACTGCAAAACGCTCATCAGGAGATACTGAAGCCAATCCACGGTCAGTATCAATGACCAATACTTTTCCTGGGAGTGTATTGATGAAGGTAGTTTTACCTGATCCAGGTTCACCATAGAATGTTGTCATAGTGTGTAATTTAATTTTAGTTAGTTTTTGTAATTTCATGTGTTCCTACTTTCCTGTGCTTCCATAACCACCTCGGTTTTCATTACCCAAGTGGTCTACTTCTTTAAAATGAATGTTTGGTTGATTCTCAATGAGTCTGAACTGACACAAACGCTGTCCTTCTTCAATGAGTCCATCACGTGTAGCATAGAACTTAGCTCCCCAATAGTCTTCATCACCACAGTAAGAGTTATCAATAACTCCTACACCATTTGTGAGAAGCAAGCCTGTGTTTTGAAATAGGCTTGATCTTGGTGCAATATGAGCTTCATAGTAAGGAGGTAACTCCATAGCTACTCCAAAGTCAACCTGAACTAGATCACCTTTCTTGTAAACAATACTCTTAGGTGAAGCTAGGTCAATCCAATCACCTTTTGTGAGATCCACAAGGTGTGCTACATTGTCTTTATACTTAATTTTAACTGTTTTCTTACTTGTCTTCTCAAAGAAGTAGTAGAGATCCAAGAGAAAATTAAGCAATAGTAAGATAAAAATTAATAATTGTGCGTTAGTCACTTTCATCTCCATATTCTGTTTTAATCAAGTAGTTAATAGCAATCTCCATATCACTAATAGCTACCTTATATAAATCTTCATGTGTTGTTTGCACAGATGTGTTTACAATGAATCTCTGAGTATCACTCATACTTTCAAGCAAATCATCTGATGCAAAGAACTCACTTTCTGTGAAGTAGAGAGCTTCCTGAGGAGTATTCTTCATTTTATCTAAGAACACAAGAGCCTTCTTAAGATCTTCTACTCCATTCTTGTCTTTATATCGCCACACATACTTAACAGCAGATGCTACTAATGGATTTAGACCAGCTAAAATCCAAAAATCCCAGCACTCTAGCCTGTTTCCTGTGTAACGCTTAGGGTTAATAATATCTTCTTTCATCTTTTACCACGACATAATAAAGTTCCATACAATAGCTATAAGCTTAAGTGTGATAGCTAGTAAAGCTACTGACACTACAGCACATCCCATAAGGGAAACTAGATCTTTAAGTTCCCTTAGGAGTTTCATCTGCAAACCTCTTAATAGCTAGTTTCAACTCATTGCACTCTTCCTCCTTTGTGAGTAGTTCAACATAACGGATAGGAGTAAGCTGTACTGATGAAACCCCATCAATACCTTCAATGAGTTTTAGTTTTGTATCTTTTATGACTGCATATTTTTCTTCTTTATCCCATTTTCCAATGAAATAACCAACAACCCATGTCAGAACTCCAACTACAATACATAAAAGGATACAACCATCTTGTGTTACCATCATTTCACCTTATAATGTTTCACTGTGAAACCATCACCTTTCATTGTAACTACTACATTCTCTTCAGTGAGCTTATTCTCCAGACCCCTATAGTAAGTGTCTCCTTCATACTCACCTTCAACTGTGCTTACTACAGCTTCCTCACACCAAGGCTCAAAAGTCTTGTAAGTCATAGCTCCACCAATGATCCAAAGATCTAGGCTAGAGTTCTCATAAATCTCAATGACTTCATCCGCTGTGTGAGCAATGTAGACATCCTCATGGTCATAACCTTTAATGTCATCCTCTTTTGTCAGGATAATGTTATGACGATTCTTAAGTGGCTTGCATCCTAGAGAGAACCAAGTTCTACTCCCCATTACTACAATGCCACCTGTTGTCTGATTCTTGAAGTAGTTAAGATCATCTCGATTGTACCAAGGTATCTTTCCTTTACTTCCAATCAAACCATTAGCATCCTGTGCCCAAATGAACCTAATCATTTGATTCCTCCTTATAGTATATTGCTGGATAATCCAACAAAGTTATTCTATCATTTTTGGGTTGGACTGTCAACCCTTTTTTGAAAATTTTTCTCAATAAATTCATCTAAGTCTTCCATCATTTCACCAATATACACTTTATAGAGGTAATCATAGGCATCAGGCTTATGTCCACTCTTTCCTGGAATGTAAAGTTTAAACTCAGGATCAGACTCAATTAAGTCTACAAGATGTACAAACTGGTCAAAGAAGTCTTTGGTACGGTATTCATTATATACAAGGCGGATAGTCTTACGCTTATAGTTTCTTCCTGTGATCTTAATCTTAGGATTTACACAGTCAAAGATCATATCACGTACATTGTAGCCTAGTTGTGTATATACATACATGTACAAGTTACCTTGAAGGCTGTAGCGATACTCATCATCTGTAGGGGCTGTAGAGTGAGTCTTATAGTCAACAATGGTCACAGTTCCATCATCATTCTGAATAACAGCATCAATTATACCTGTGAACTCATGTCCATTAGGTAGGTCATAGTAGACTTGATGTTCAGTTTCAATGATTTTCTCAAAGTCTACAGGCTCACCTTCTGAAAGGTAGCGATCAATAGCAAGCTCTCCTGAAAGTTTAGCTTCCTCTAGGAATCCTGATTCTGCATAGATCTCACGTAGCTTAGCATAAAGGTCTTCCTGAGTCATTTTACCTTTACTCTGTGCTAAAAGCTCCATGCCTCTATGGAAGTATGTTCCACGATCCATGTACTGTGTTACTTCAGGATCTTGCTTTTCCTTGTATCCTGCTAGGTATTTACACCAGTGTTTCCAAGGGTTATCTAAAAATGTTTTTACACGACTTACACTATAAGTTGTCATTATCCACCTCTACTTACTCCATTTTCTAAATAATAAACCATGTCTTTGAATCTCATGTCAAGTGAATAGACCTTGCTATTAAGCTCCTCATGGTTCTGTTTCAACTCACCCTTAAGTTTCCCCACCTGATACTCTAAACGCTCAATCTGAGCCTTCTGTGAGGTCACAGTAGCATAACAGCAAAGAGTCAACAACAGGAATCCAAAGATGAGAGCATAATTAATAATTTTTTCTTGCATGTTCCTTAATCACAAAGCCTTTCTTTCTGCTAGATGTAAACTTTTTATTCTTTTCACCTTGTGGTTTAAAGCTCACAACATTAAGAGGCTCTTGCACAATAAAATCTTCATACTCAGGAAATTGTTTAAGCAACTCTTCTTTGCTACTTCCTACCACAGTGTTTGAATTTTGTACAAGTGACCATCCTGTAGAGCCATCAACCATTTTAGTTAAGTAGTGGTAACTTGGAAGCTTAATCATGTAAGGTACATCCTCTTCAATGACTTTCCAGTTACCTTTCAGGATAGCATTTACCATACGCTCTAATTGATCCACAGTTTCCTCTTCTGTGTTAGATCCATTCTTAGTAAGCACTTGTCTCCAATAGTGGTTTTTGTTTGCTTTTGTACTATTTAGAACATAGTTCAGGTAAGAGATACGGTTAACCTTATCAGGGAAAGTGTCAATAGGTGCATCAAGGATGAAGTCTTCTTCAGTCTTAGAAATTGAGATAACTTCTTCATCCTCAGTTTCACATGAAACCATGTTTACAATCTTAGTTTTTACCATGTCAGGTACTTCCTCACCTTGAAGGATTTTATCAAGGTAGTACTGTGAGATACCTAGCTCATTGCAAAGTTTAGATTTACTTTTAGTTTTTAAAAAATCTTCAATAATTTCTTTGTAATTCATAATTTTCCTCACAGATGGGAGTTATTTACCATCCTCTTTTAATTGATCTGTTAAGCAAGCACTACATGGAGTAACTTCATAACCTAAAAAGATAGCTAAAACTTGGTTTGCTACACGTGACTGCTCAAGGAAAGCAAACTTAACCTTATCATTGGCTAGGTCTACTTGCCAAGCCTCAAACGCTGTAATAGTTGCCACAAGAACGTGTTTAAGGAGACACCACATGTCAGGGTTTCCTTCCTCATTAGCCTGTGACTTAAGCAATTCCATAGCTTTTCTACGCTGTTCAGTAGTAGTCTGAAGAAGCTGTGTAATTTGATACACTTTCTCTTTTGTGTCATAGATAGCTACTTTATCCTCCTCAGTTTGGAACTCAGGATTGTCTAGGTTATACCAAAACTTAATCTGATCCTCATATTTACGAATAAGGATCTCTAAGTGGTACTCACTAGCTCCCAAGTGCATGATGTTTGTGATAATATCCTCAGTAATCCCTACTGAGCTACTTTTGTTTACCATTATTCCTCCTTAGAATACATTGTTTAAATCCATCTTATAGCGAATGAAGTAGGTGCTTTTAGTCTTTTTATGCATCTCTTCATAGAACTTTTCAGCCTCTTCGTAAGTATCAAACTTGTGTACTTTCTTAAGCTGGCTATCAAAGAACTCTAGTACATTATAAGTCATTCTGCATAACCATTATCAATGATTGAAATGATTTTCTCTCTTAACCAAAGAGGAACAGTTCTATCAATCACAGGATAATGAACAATCCTCCTTTCTATCCTTTCAGGCTCATCAATGACCACATGAGAGAAGCAACATGTCTGTGAAATGTAGTCAGTAACAGTCTTGTAGGCATTACTGAATCTACGGTACATGTAGTCAATCTCCTCAGGAAGTCCATGCTTAGTCTTAAAGATTAGGTCAAAGCTACTCATCTTAGACACAGGTTGACCATAGTGCTTTCTAATATATCTGAGACCATTAAAGAAGTCATCCATTACATACACAGTGCCTCTGATTGAGATTGTGTATAAGTCTTCCCAATCATTCTGCTTGTCTATGTAGTGCTCAGGGTCAATCTTAAAAAACCTGCGATTAGCCTCTCTGATCTCTTTGTATTCATCAAGCCTATAAGCAGGCTTATCTAAGATTATCATTCTTATCCTCCCCACGCTTGTGCAACTTCAGAATCTGCCACAATAGGTATAGGAATATCAATTCCTTCAATGATGGAAGGTTTCTCCATCAATCTGTTAATTATAGGTGAAACTTCATCAACATAGTCATCTCTAATTTCAAAGAGAATAGCATCATGCACAGAACCTAGTACAATACATCTATCATGGTCAATCTCATCACTGAAAACAATATCAGCTAGAGCACTTGTACACATGTCTGAGGCGAATCCTTGCACTCCTGAGTTTATGGATTGTCTTTCAGCCTGTCCTCTTAGCTTGAAGTTGCTAGAGTTGATGTCAGGAAGGAAACGTTTCCGTCCAATAGGAGACCATGTATAACCGTTTGCTCTTGCATAATTTTTACAATCCTCATGCCACTGTAGTAATGTAGGGTAAGCCTTGAAGAAGTTGTTACGAAAGCCTTCTGACTCTTCTTCAGTAATATTCAATCCATATCCTTTTGCATAGTCTACGAATGTTTTTGCAGACATTCCGTATAAAAAACCAAAGTTCATAGATTTTGCTTCCGTCCGTTTCCTCTTCTGTTCCTGAGGACTAAGGCTGGAAGTATCTCCAAAGAGCAATTCAGTAGTTTTACTATGCAAGTCACTTCCTGACTGATAGGCATGTTGCATGTTAGCATCACCTGAGAACATAGAAGCTACACGAAGCTCAATTTGTGAGTAATCTTGCTCTTTTATGACCCATCCAGGTCTTGCTTCTATGAGGTTACGTACATTCTTGTCTTGTGGGATTTGTTGTCACTTTGTTACCCTAGAGGCTCTTTATCCTCTAGTTCTTACAGTTTATCATCCTGTAAGGTCGGACTATATCTTCATCCTAGTTTCCTAGGAGCTGTGCGCTCGTGGGTATTTCATCTGTTCTAGACTACTATACCTAGTCTCTTGACCTTCCTTGTATCCCTACAAGGCTTGGATCAGGATTGCCCAATAAATGAAGGGTTTCCCTGAGTTCACACAGTTTATTTTGACACCTTACGGTGAAAGAACACTCAACAATAGTCAATGTTCGGATTAGAGCATGTAGTTCTTCCTGTACGTGCTGTAATGTTAAAGCTAGGGTATATTCTATCATTTACTTGAATTTCTTCCCAAGATTTAATGAAAGTCTCTAACTTAGTCAACCTGCGATACTCTAGTAGATCATCTACTACAGGATTACCCACATAGTTTACTAGCACATCACTGCTTACTGAAGGTACTCCCTTAGCTGTTTTCTCAATAACCTTAAGTCCTACACCATAACCAATAATCACAGGAGCGTAGTTGTGTTTAAGCTTAACCTTAATATCATACAGGTGAGGGTTCTTTTCCTTCCACTCATTCATAAACAGTGTAGCTCCCTTACGTGTGTCAAACTCACCTCTATAGATTATATCATTCATGAAGGTATACTCAATCACTTCATAGGTGTTAGGAAGCTTCTCACCTTTCTCATCATACACAGGAACATCCTTATCTGTGAAGAGGATCTTAGCTACCTGTGCTGTAGAGTTCCAGTTAATGTTACCTACTGTGAGTAGTCTTTCAAGGATAGGCTTATATTGCTCCTGAAGCTTCTTAGCTATCTCATGTCGTCTAGGACTGATAGGCATACCATTCTTCTCAACTTCAAGGTAAGCACTGTAGGCTCTCATCTCATGCTTGTAGACTTTCTCAAGGCTATAGATTTTTAACTTTTTCTTAAAGATCTTGACAAGCTCCATAGGATAGTACACATCATCCAAGCCATAGGCTTTAAACTTCTCTGTTATCTGTCCTGTCTTAGCTTCCTTTGAGATATCATAATCTACCTTAAAGTACTTCTTAACTAAAGGCTTAAGTCCAAGCTCTTCTTCACCACACACATGAGCCATTACTAAGGTATCAACCCACAGCTTCAACTCAATCCCTGTCTTAACATAAAGGAAGAGTAAGTCAAACTTTCCATTGTGTGTGACTAGCTTAGCATCCTTAAGCTTAGTAAGAAGCATTAAAGCACGTTTCATTCCCAATTTCTTCCAATCGAAGAACCTACGCACATACTTTCCTTGGTCTACATTTGTAAACCCAATCTGAATTGAAGTGATTTCATCTCTAAACCTATCAAGACCTGTTGTTTCAATATCCAAGCACACAGGATATTTTAGATCAATAGTGTTTATCAATGTTCATCACTCTTTCTTTAATAATTTCTGTATAGGTTACATTCCTTGTGTTGATTACCTTTTTATCAAAGATAAGGAGACCTCCCAAATCAAAGGTATTCAGACTAGAATAATACATTTCTTTATCTGTGTACTCACAATCAACAGTTTCACCACCTACAAAATGATATCTTACAACTACTTCCTCACTCATTTTTACCCTTCCTACTTAGAATACCTACAATGATAGCTCCAATAAAACCTATCAGCCAAACAGCTCCAATCAGTAGTTCAATAACATCTGATAAAGTTAAAGCAAAAATCATTACAACTTCTCCAAAATCTTATAAAAATCAATAATTCTATTTACTTCTATCAGTCTTCCTGGACTAACTCTTACATGGTTGAAGTATCGCATGCCACCATCTTTTAAAGATACCTTCAAACATATATTTTTAAATAAATCCACTTCATCAATTAGAATGATCTCAGAAATATTTATAATAAATAGCTGGAATCCTACCTCTTTGTTTTCAAGACCAAGTATTAAAAATTTCATTACAACTAAACCTCATTCATTTCCTTAAGTGTATCCCACATACCTCTATCTAAGTAAAGAATAGGTACAACTTTAACTTTCTCTGTTGGGATAGTTTTAAATTCCCACCATTCAGATCCATCATACTCAGCTCTTTCAATCCACCAATCATCACCAACTAACACAAGGTCTGTGGCAACATGTTGAGCACCGAAGCCTGAGTCATAATCTGTCTTCTTAGCTACATTTTCAAAGTTTTCTTTTGTCACCTTGAAGTCTTTACCCTGGATAAAAAGTACATCTTCAAAAGTTTTACCATTTTCTTCCAAAAACTTAATAGTTTCTTCCCATAAATTACTCATTCTTCTTCCTCCTCATAATCCTCAGGAAATAATTCTTCCATAATCTCAAGAGCAAATTTTTGTCCATCTTTTATAAATTTAATATATTCTTCATCTGATATTATCATTATTCTACCAATTTCGATCATCAATAAATAATGTCTTACAGTCTAAGCAAAGCCTAATACTTACTGGTTTAGTTCCACCTGTGTGATTATCAATATGCTTCCAATCAGTATGGTGATGTATTGAAGAAGTGGAATAACAATTTGGGCATACTAATTTATTCATTCATCAACTTCCTCAACTTCAATCATAGGATTGTCAAATACTCCACCAAAACCACCTGCTTCAAGCTCTTCCTTGGTGTGGTAAGTTCGTCTGTTACCATACATATAAGATGAAAAGAAATATCTTTTTACTCCATAACCATATACTAGAATATTCTCCTGTATATCTCCTTTAATCTTCACCAGATACTTTTTCCCATTCTCAATCTTATAGCCAAATTGGTGCATATTGATGATAGTTTGAAAAGCATCTTTTGAATTATTTACCCATCTTTTGAAACTATCCTCTTCTGTATCTTCCCAATCCATGATATAATTCCATATATTATAGTCTAAGTTTTTCTTATTCTCCTCATACCAATCGGCTACATACTGAGGTACTTCAGGTTCAAGCTCTTTATTAAAGAAAGAATCAACTCTTGCCTTTGCCTCACGTACACCTCTATTGTATTTAGCACCATATTCATCAGGATTTACAAATTCAAGTCCTCTAATTTTATCAAAAAGTTGTTCTTTTAAATTATATTCCATATTTACTTCCAAGTAGCTTTCAATTCACCATAAGGAATACTCTTGTGTAGTCTTCCCTCAGCAATTTCAATAGCTAGTGCCCTTTCTAAAATCTCTTTACGATTCATTTCTTTTCTTAGTTTTTCTTTCTGTGATAGCTTCCTAACTGAAACCTTTTCCTCTTCCTTAGAGGTCACAAAACAGTCTTCAAAAATTTTAGGTATTTCAGGAGATTGTCTCCCTTCATACTTATCATAGTAGCTTGCTAGAAGCTGTGATCTTCTTACATCTCCTTTTTTAGTATTAACATAGTACCAGCAAAGATACTCACGCTCTTTCTTGCTAAACACTTCCACCATGTTATCCACAAGGTAAGGAAACAGGATTCGCTTCCCTTCTGCTACTTTCTTCACAGAATAGTAAGCTCCCCCATTCTTGATTTCCTTACCTGTGGCTCTCTTGTGTAGCTCACTTAGGTAAGCACTGATAGACATATCTACACGTCTAAGGTAGGTATCTATCATACTAAAGAATACTCCTGAAAGGTCTTCCCTCTTGCTTGCCTCATCTAGCCAAGTACAGGATCTGTACCATCCACCATTACTCATTTCTTTTTACCCTTTAGATTGTACTCAGCATTGAGCTTGTTAATGATAACATCCTGAGCCTTATTCTGCTCAGCAAGCTTCTTAATGTGCTCACCTTGCTTAACTACAATTTGCTTCCATTCATTTTGTGTGTCATCTAGCTTTTTGTAAAGAAGTCCTCCAAAGAGTACCAATACAATATAGATAGAGATTACCATTGTTTCAATAAAGTTCTCTTTCTTCATTTCACTTCTCCCTGTTTCTAACACATTTATACACAAGTACTGACCAGTATGTAGTCCACATCAAACTTGATAATGATCCAAGGAATTGTTCTACTGTCATTACTCAACCTCCTCAACCTTAAATCCTTTATTGTTAAACACATAAGCCATACCATATCTAGTTAACTCATCTTTTGTGAACTCATATTTTTTGTGTTGTGTAGTGTTGTAAATATCAACAAACTTTGCACCTTCATCACTCTTATAAAGGATCTGTTTTGTTTCAACAACTTTTACATTGTACTTAAGTTCCTCTTTCACTTTGTAACCAAAAAGCTTCATTTTTACCAAAGTTTCTACAGGTTTATTAGAAGCATCATTTAACCACAAGTAGAACTTTCTACCTTCTTCTGTTTCTTTTACACAGTTAAGTCTATTCCACTCCCAAATATAATAGTCAAGACAATCTTTATGTTTCTCATACCAATCAGCAATGAACTTGTCTACCACAACACTTTCTGTGACTTTTTCGAGCTGGTCTAAGAAACATTGAATATTACAAGTAACAAAACCTGCTTTTTTCATTCCTTCTAAGTCTTTAATTACTTTATCTAGTTCCATCTTAAATTCTCCAAAATTTTAAAGTCAAGGGGAATTTCACCCCTTGTAATTAGTTTTCTTTTTTCTTAAATGCTACTGTAAGGCTTAAAACTGTCATACCTAACACAGTTAAGGCTACACCAGCTTGTGATCCTGTTTGTGGAAGCATAGGTGCTTTATAAGTTTCTACAGGTGTTTCATGTGAAACTTCACCTTTGTTTTCAACCTTAACTTCTTCCTTCTTAGGCTCAACCTTAGGAGACTCTGAAGGTACTTTTGGTTTATCTTCAGGAGTCACAGGAGGAGTCTTGGGATCTTCATGAGGTTTCACAGGTTCTTCAGGAATATGCAACTCAGGAATTTCCACAATTGGTGCTGGTGGAAGCAAAGGAATATCTTCAATTGGAAGGTAAGGTTTTTCAAGGATAGGAGCAGGAGGCATCAAAGGAATATCCTCAATAGGTAGGTAAGGTTTATCCAAAATTGGTGCTGGTGGCATTAATGGAACATCATTAATGTTCAATTCAGGTTTTTCATACTTAGGAGCATCATTTGGAATTTCCCAAACTGGTTTATTTTCACCTGAGGCATCACCTTTTCCTCCCACAAGCTGTACATAGCTATATGAGGTATATCCATCATTTTCTGCTTTCAACTCAATTTTGTTAGTTGGATTAACACTATCCTTAACAGCATTGACAAGTTTAGTCTTATAATTGATGTATAGCATGTGATCCAAGCGATCCATCTTGATTGTAAATCCATGATCTGACTTACTGATTGACTTAACAAGATCCATAGCATCACCCTTGTCAATCCAAGGATCTAGGCTTTCAATGTTTTTGATCTCAAAGTAGTTATCAACTAACTTTTGGTTCTCTGACATTTCGTCAATGATGGTTACGTAGTTAAGAACACGCTTAGCATAGTTGATACGGGCTGTCCAATTAATCACAGAAGGATCATCTTTATCCTGTGAACCCCACTTAGCAATCAACTCATCCTTGCCAATCACTTGCTCTTTTCCAATGTTAGCAGTAACAACTGTACCATTAAAATTCACAGAAACAGGTTTTCCTGACTCTACTTTGTCAGTCCATTTTGCATCAAGTTTAAGTGACATTTGTTTATTAAGTGGATGGTTTGTAAAGTAGTCATTAAATACAGTAGTAACTGTACGATCTTCAGGATTAGTAGAAGCCTTACCTACTACAGCATCTTCAGGGTTTTTGACATCAAATTCATACTTAGTTTGGAAGTTAAGCTCTTCAGGGAAAGTCATTGTGACTTTATCACCTGCATTAATAGGCATATCATCAGCAAACTTGATATTTTTATACTCTACAGTAAATTCTTGATACTTTCCTTCACCCTTAGATTGGTCAATAACAACTTCAGGATTTTTTACAGTGATCTCTGTGCCCTCTTTTGTGATCTCTGTGGGCTGTTTAACCTCAGTGGTATTATTACCCTCTGGATTAGTTACAAGAGCTGTAGGAGCTTCCTGTGAGCTTACAGGGCTATCCTGAGCATCAGCTTTAGCATTATTAGCAAGTGCAAGTGTAGCAAGTGTAGCTACTGTTAAGATTGTTACTTTGTTAGTTTTCATTTTCAAATTGTTCCTTTTCTTTTTTAGTGAGTCTAGTTAGTTCCATTTTGTCAGGCTCATATCCTGAGTCATCATTCCTCTTATAAGCTTTACAGCCCATGTTATCATCAACCACAAGATCATAAACATCTCCTGATTTATGGTTTCTAAAGTAAGTAACCATCCTTGATGAATTATTAGATTGTCGCTGTAAGAGAATCATTGACTCATACCATCCCTCAATAAATGCAGAACCATACATATCTGAGGTTTGAATCTTAGCACCCCTTTCAAGTTTCCTTGAGTGGTGTACTAACATGATAGAGCAGTTAGTCTTCTTGCTCAGGTTTGATAGCATTTCAAGCCTTAGGACAATATCCTTATGCTTGTTAATATCTCCTGAACCAAAAAGTAGATACATAGGATCAATAATTAGGAGCTTAACTCCCAACTCTAGGATGCTATCCTTGAGCTTGTAAATATGATCCATTGTGATATTGTCATCTACAAAGTAGATAGGCAATTCTGTTTCACCTGTGATTGAATATATCTTGTGCTGTTCCATAGAGAGGTTATTCTCACCTTGGATGATTAATACAGCACCTTGTTTCACTTCCCTTCCATCAAATGGTTTTCCTGTTGCTACAGCACAGGCTAGATTAAGAGTAAGAGTTGACTTGAAGGACTTAGAAGGTGCTCCAACCACACCAACTGAATTGTTTTCCCACAGATCCTCAATTAACCAAAAGTCCGTAGGATCAAAAGGTTCAATCTCATCCACACGCTTGATATTGACTTTACCCTTATGTGGTTTCTTACCTCTTAACTCAGTATCTTCAAGCCTTACAATACCCTTAGGAGCTTTACTTAAACGCTTCAGTGAGGCTCTATCCTCAAGTTCTTCTTCAATCTCTTTAGCTTCAGCCTCAACCTTAGCATAAACTCTATTTACTTCAGAATCTACGTTCTTTTCTGTGAACTTAGCCATTGAATCAGGAGCGTTTAGAAGCACAAATTTCACTTCTTCCTTGCTTGCTCCATTGATAAACATTTTGCTTTCAATGTTCCAAGCCCATTCTGATCTGTCTGATCCCAAAGTATTATTAAACTCTTGTTTTACAGAATATTCAAGAAGTAGCTCATCTAGATCATATTCTTTGTACTCTATAGGCTCATTATTAACTATTGTGCTTTCTGTGATATCCACATCTTTCAGATGCTTGATAATTTCACGCTTCCTGTAAACTGTACCTTTTCCTTGCATACCAGATACATTAAAGGTACTAGCATACTTGTGGTTTCTTGTTCCTGGAATACGGTATAGATGCACAATGTCAGAACCACAAGGATCAAAATTATACTTTTTGATTAGCTTCTTACAGATTATTTCTTGTTCCTGTGGAGTTACCTTATTATCTAAAACCCAAACGCCTTGATACTTTCCTGGGCTTGTTTCCCAATAATAAGAAGGTGGAAGATCCTCAGGAATAGGTACTCCATCAATGTCTTGTGCAATAATAAAGCTATCTTTTGCTTTAACTTTTTTACGATCTCCTCCCTCACAAGGGGTAAAGCAGATATAGAGATCATACTTATCTCTTAATGCTTTCACCTGTGAAGGAATAAGTTTAATTTTATAGTGAAATTGCTCAAAATCTCTAGCAAACACATTCTCAGGGTGCTTTTGATTGTAAAATGTTTTATTTACAGCAAAAGGAATCAGGTCATCTTCTGTAAAGTTTCTTCTCAGAAGATCTAAAAATTCTTTGCTCATTTACTCAAGTAACCTCCAATTTATCACAGGTTTGAATTTAAACCTTTCAGGCATGTAACCTAACATAGCATTATAAGCATCCCAATAAACATCACCCAATCTTGAGGAGGCTTCATTTAGGTAACTCATTATTGATTTAATGAATCTTTTAGACTTTCCTTTTACAATTTCTAAAAGTTTCATATTCACATTATAGATAGAATCATCAAGATCTTCTACAGAATTGCACAAACACTTATCCTTATTAACCTCAATAAGTCTATAGTATCTTTCATCTGATGCTTTCTCTGTGATGAACCCTAGCACAGTGAGTTGATCAATAGCTTTATAGATAGTTCTACGATCCTTGATACTTGTCATCTCCATCACATTTTGTGTATTCAAATACTGTTGCTTAGGCATACCTAGATAGATTTTTACTGTCCACAAGAAAGCAAGTACTAGGGCTGTTGTTAGGCTCATTCCATAAAGCATAACCCATCCTAGATTAAGGTTGAGATAGTCTTTAGCCTTTCCATTTTCATCATAACTAAAACTATCATAGTAAAGGCTAGTATTTACTTTGTAGTTTCTTTTCTTTGAAAATTTCAATCCATCATATCCTAGAAGGTAGCTTTTATTCTCAGCAATTCCTAGATCCACTAAATTAGTTAGATATCTTGTAAGCTGTGATGAAGACACAGGAAAAACCTCTTGCAATGTCTCAGTACTGTAATTGAATGTCATTGTTTCATCCTCTGTGTGACTAGCACAGAAGGCATAAAAGATGCATTCATTGATTGAGTTGAAAGGGTTATCATGCAAAAGGTTTATAGGAATTTTAATATACATTAATAATGTCTCACTTTCATTTTATTTATTTATCTCCTGTTGCTTTTGGCATCCTCATTAGTGTATAACCCTATTTTAGCACAATGATTTAAAAAAATCAACACTTTTCTTTAAAATTTTTAAATTTATTTTTCTAGTTTCTTAGTAGTTATATACTTAGTAGTTAAGTAACTATATATT